GATGTTGAATTTAAAGTTAGTCCAATTACACTACTTACCTTAGATGTTAATCCTGCATTTGCTAATATTAAACACATCAAACTAACTACTGAAATAATGGATAGGATAGAGGGAGTAGTAAAAGTCGGTACTGGTGGCTATTATATTACTGATGATATAGTTTTGTGGGAGAGAGATAATGGATTTTATTATGATGAACGTTGTACTATTAAATACCTTCACCAACTACAGCAATTAATCAGACTATTTTGTAACAAAGAAATTGAAGTAAAATGGGAAAAATAAGAACGTGGAGTTATAGTGATGTAAAATGTTTTTTTCTTATACAACGGCTCAAACTAGTGATAAATGGTCAAATATGGTATTATGACGTACACACTAGACTTTACCGTACAGATTTAAAACAAATTCATCTTAACAGAAAACAAAGGCAGTCAATTAAAAATAGATGGAAATTATGGGACAACAAGAAACACTATCACAAATAGAATCACTCCTAGAGCGTTGGTTATTTGGTAGAGATATTGATAGCGAAACGCGGCCACGTTAAAACGTAGTGAAGGAGAAACTGTAGAATACACTAACAAAAACGAAGGTATACTTACAGCTACAACTGATGGTTGGGTTTGTCTTTGTGGTAAATACACACAAAAATGGTTTAACTAAACTATTAATTATGAAAAAGATTCTAAATCTAATATGTAATGTTATAATGACATTTTCTTTTCTGTTTTTTTGTCTAATATCAATTTTACTACTAATTTACATATCTTACAAACTATTGATTCAATTATTTTATATAATCAGTAGTATAAAAATTATTTTTTTATGGGTATTATTGAGTTTAATAATGTTATTTTTTATATCTATTATTATACAAAGTAAAATACCTGAAGATTAATAAACATATTAGCCACGCTCAGAAGTTTGCAGCATTTTACCTTGTACCATGGCCTCGTGGTTGGTTTAGACATAGTTCATCTGATATTTACTTGCAACATAACTGAGTTGTTTTGACTAGTCTCAGTAATAAGATGATCAGGGGGGTCTAGCTGTACCAGAACAGCTAATTTTTTTAATATGGATAAACGACAACAAATCCAAGATGACGCTTTACAGATAGCGATAAATAATCCTCGTGTAACATTGGCTGTATCAATGGGGGTTGGTAAGACACTTATAGGATTACGTTATTTACAAAAGTTTTATCTTGAAGGAAAAATTAAAAAGAAAGTGTTAATAGTAGGCCCTAAGAAGTCTATATTTACTACTTGGAAAGATGAAGCTATAAAGCATAATATACACAAACCTGTAATGGATCTTGTAGAGTATGTCACTTATATATCTCTTAATAAAAAGAATCCTAATGATTACAGTATTGTAATCTTTGATGAAGTACATAACTTGTTATATTCACATTTAGGATTTCTTAGCTTCTATACAGGAAGAACATTAGGATTAACAGGTACTCCGCCAAGATATCCTAACAGTGAAAAGAGTAAGATGATTACTAGTGTATGTCCAGTAAAGTTTATTTATATAACAGATAACGCTGTAGAAGATGAAATACTTAATGATTATAGAATCATAGTACACAATCTATCATTGTCTTTTGATAAAACAATAAAAGTGAATACTAAAAATGGTGGAAGCTTTTATAAATCTGAAATAGATGACTACAACTACTGGACAAATCGAGTTGATGAAGCTGTAGGTAAAAAAGACAAACAGATAGCGTCAGTGATGCGTATGAAGAGTCTGATGAATATGCCGTCTAAAGCAAGATACGCTAAAAAGTTAGCTCTTCATATAGATGAAAAGTGTCTTATATTCTGTAATACACAAGAACAAGCTGATGAGATGTGTTCTCACTCTATTCATTCTAATAATCCAGATAGTCAAGATAATCTAGATAAGTTTAAAAGAGGAGATATACAACAAGCTTCTTGTGTGTTACAAATAAGCGAAGGTGTTAATATTCCTAATCTTAGTGTATGTATTATATTACACGCTTATGGTAATGAACGTAAAGTTTCACAACGACTGGGGCGCGCCCTCAGACTTAATCCAAAAGAAACAGCTATTATACACATATTATGTTATAAAAATACTGTAGATGAGATATGGGTAAAAGAAGCGCTGAAAGACTTTGATCAAAGTAAAATAAAGTATTTTAATCTATGACAGGACATTTTAATGGAAAAATGATAAAGAAAGAAGGAAAGCTAAAGTATTCTACTTTAGCTCTTTCTAAACAATTTGAATTATTCTTATCTAAAGTAGAAGAGGGTCAGATTATTGAGTTTTTTTTTGAAGCTACACATGATGATGGTACACTTCCTCAGTTAGCTAAGATACACGCTATGTTAAAAACGTTGTCTTTACACACCGGTATTCTTGTAGAAGATTTAAAGGTGATGGTTAAAGATAAAGCGGGACTTTGTATAGCGCGGGAAGTATCCGGTAAAGAATACTTCCTCGTAAAGAGCTTTGGTGAGTGTTCTAAAGAAGAACTAGCTCTAGCTATACAAGCTATTATAAATTTAGGAACTGAGATAAATTGTCCTCTTGGATAACAGAATCATCTTCTTTAAACGTCTGATTTTGTTTCATAGCTTCTATTTCAATCTCTTTTAAAAGAGCTGCTATTACAATAACATTATTCATCCAAGGTTTTGTAGGTGTTTTTCCAGATTCAGCTAGTTTTTTAAACTCTTCTATTTCTTCTGTTGATTTATCAGCAGAAAAACTTATTAAAAGTTTTTGTAATTCACCTATAAATCCAGCGCCAATAGTAATAGTAACCTTAGCGTCTTTTTTAATCATTGTTACATTTGACATATAAATAATTTTTACAAATATATGATAGATCTCGATGAAATAAAAGAAAAACTTATAGAAAAGCTTAAACCTACAGGTTGGGCTATTAAACTAAAAGGATTTATTCAAAGTAGTGAGTTTGATAGTATTATTAAACAACTTTATGATCTCAGAGAAGAAGGGAAAAGATTTACACCTCCTCTCAAACGTGTATTTAGAGCGTTTGAAGAATGTCCATTAGATAATCTAAAAGTTGTAATCATTGGGCAAGATCCATATTTTCAAATTGAAGTGGCTGATGGTATAGGATTCTCTTGTGGTATATCTATGAAACCACAACCGAGTCTTAAAGAAATCTTTAAAGAAATCGAAAGGACAGTGGCTCAAGGTTTTCCTGTTTATCAAGATCCTGATTTAAAGCGTTGGGCTAATCAAGGTGTGTTATTATTAAATAGCGCACTTACTTGTCAGATAGATAAACCAGGAACACATTACGGAATATGGAATGATTTTGTAATGTACACTATAGATATGTTAAATCTTACTAACGCGGGTTTAATTTTTATTTTGTTAGGTAAAAAAGCTCAAGAACTTGAGCAAATAATAGGACCTCAACATCATGTTCTTAAAGCTAATCATCCTGCATCAGCTGGATACACTGGTAAAGATTGGGATTGTAATAATATATTTAACGAAACCAATAGACTTATTAAAAACATGAATGGTTCAGAGTTTCAAATTAATTGGTATTAAACATTTAAAATAAGCAAATATGAACAAACAGTTGCCGAAAGTACAGTTAACAGTAAGTAGTATCCAAGCAGATCTTGGTAGTGGTTTAACTTGGTTAAAGAGAGATGACATGGGTTATGGCTCAATTCAAGAAAAGTATGAAGCCTTGGATAGTCAAATTATGACAATCAAAAAACATCCAGCCTTAGTAAATCTTCAAACAATTAATAAGATTTTTGTAATAGTGGATGACACTAAAGTAGTAGAACCAGTTCCTGTACAAGAAAAAGAAACAAAACCAATAATGGCTGCTCTTACAGGTTTTAGTGGAATAGATTTTAGTGGAATAGATAGAATAACGGTTCCTGAACTAGTTGTTTCTGTATCAGAAGAAGAGAAATCTGGAGCTGATGCGTTTGCTAACTTATAATATGAATAAGTTTAAACCAGGTGATTTAGTAGAAGTTGTAGAAGCTGGGTGGGGGTGTAATCCTTGTTTAGTTGGAAAGTTTTTTGTTATTAAAGATGTATTTCAAGTCCACCCAATATATAATTACACTTTAGTAGATCAAGACAAATTATACGTAGATATAGAAAAAACTACTAGAGCTACAAGTGGTGTAATTAGAGAAGAATCATTCAAATTAGTGGGGAGAAATCTCAATGTTGAAAAAATTATTAAACAAAAAAATTTAAGAAAAATGGCTACAAGCTTAGGAAAAGGTAAATCAACCAGTAAAGTAACAGCAAAAGAAGTAAGAGTTATTGACAGTTCTTTGATTAATAAAGAAGAAGTATTTAAGATGTTAGCTTTAGCTGAATCTACTGGAATGCCATTATTATTAGTGGGTGCACCTGGAACTGCTAAAACAAAAACAATAATAGAATATGCGAAAGCTTGGTTAAATAAAGACGGTAATATGACCGCTGAAGACTTTGCGAACAAGATTTATATCTTAGAAACTGACGAAGGGACTAAGTCATCAGAAATTAAAGGAATACCTGATTTAGGTAAATTATTTACTTCTAATCAGTATACCTTAAACACTCCTATTGCTGACGCGGAAATAGTAGTGATTAATGAGGTGGATAAAGCTTCTTCAGCTATCCGTAACGCAATGTTGGGTGTAATGAACGAGAAGTTTTTATTTAACGGTAAACACAAGATTCCTTGTAAATGGAAACTATTTGTAGCTACTTGTAATGAAATACCAAAAGAAGAAGTAGGTAGTCCTTTTTGGGATAGGTTTATGTTAAAAATGACAGTAAACCGTGTATCTGCTGGTGAATTAGTTAAATATTTTGATAAGGGTGCGCGTAACTACCGTGAGAAAATAAAGATTTCTGTTCCTGATAAAACAGAAATATCAACAGTAGATGTACCAACTAAAAAACTTGAAAAGTATTTAGAAGTTGGTTATCAACACAGTTCTGATAGAACTTTAACTTTTGTTCCTGGATTAGCTAAAGCTATATCTTTTATTTGGAATATCAGTGTAGATAAAGCTCTTGTAAAGACAGCTCAAATTATGATTTCTCAATCAGCTGGTTCAGAACTTCAAAATAAATTGATGTCTCCTGAAGTAAAAGCTATTATGAGCAAAGTAGAAATGTTAGCATCTTATACTACAACAGAACAACTTGAGTTGGCTATCGCTGAGATAGAAGCTGGTATTAATGCATATACTACTCGTGGTATAATGGATGAAATACAAGTAAACGAGATAGAAACAGCTATTGATTTTATCTTATCTTCTCACCCAGCTCGTAAAGATTCTACAGAATCTTTTGACGAAATGATGGGTGAATTAGCTAGTGATATGTCTAATGGAGAAGCTATAAAGGTAGCTGAAGTAGAATACCCATTCTAACATAACGATAATTAAGAGAGGGATTTTTCCCTCTCTTTTTATTTTATTTCAAATTTACATATGGCTAATTTAAGAAGTCTCTCAACAGGAGAAAGAATAACAACTAATAATGTAAAGGATTTAAAAAACCCTTATACAATTTTAGAAAAAGTAAAGAAAGGTGAGATAACTTCTCACTACAAGACTGGAGGTGGTTTATTTGATAAAGTAAGTTTTTATAAAAAGAACGATCTTATTAAACCATATATGCATTATATAGATGAAGACAGATTAGATAATATCTGTTCTAAATTTTTAGATGATCCAAAAAGTATGAAAGACGTGTTTGAAAGTATACAAAAATCATCGTCTTACAAAGCTTTATCAGGTAATGATTCTAAACCTGACTTTGACGCATTTAGTAAAAAGATGAAAGAAAACTATAGAAAGTTTCCGAAACATCTTAAAAACGACATCTTTAAAATGTATTACCACAAAATAAGTAGTATAAATTTTGAAGAACGTACTGATAAGAATTATAGTCAGTATAAATTTATAGAAAAAGCCAATAATCCAGTTGGTAAAATCATGTCTGAAACAAGTAATCTGAAAAGTTCTATTTTCACAAGAAATGTTTTACAATATTTTATATCTAGAATGACTTTATTAGAATATACTGATCCAAATGAACATGATAAAATGATGGATTCACTTAAAGGAAGTGGAGATAATGACGGTATGGAAAATCTGATGAAAAAAATGTTTGATGATAAACAATCTAAAGACCAGATGGATAAAACTATACAAGACGCTCAAAATCTTTGTAAGTCTTTAGATGAAATCATGGATGAACCAACTCAAGAAGATTTATATAATAATTCTGACAAAGCATCAGGAGCCGCAAAACTTGATCTAGGAGAATTAAAAAAAGTAGGAGAACATTTAGCTAAAATAGGACTTTCTATGGGTAGTCTTAAAGAAGCTATTAAAAAACTCATGGATAGATCTAAAAATTATTTTTCATCTAGAGATGAAGTTAAGTATGAAGATATATTTAACACTGATAATGTAGCTGGTATAGAAGATTATATGCTTTTACATCCTATGTTAAGAAAGTTTATGATCGAAGATGTTCAGATCAAAGAGGTTAACAAAATAGGGAAAATTAGTATTTATATTGATATTTCTGGATCTATGTCTGGTACTTGTGGTGTTACTGATGTCAATGGTAATAATATTGACAAGTTGGATTTTTGTAAAGCTTTTGCTTTCAAATTACAACAAATGGATTTATTAAAAGATATATATGTTTTTAATGACAGTGTAAAAAAAATAAATCCAAATGTTTTTAGTATTGCGTCTATAGGACTACATGGTGGTACAAATATTAACAAAGTGTTAGATCACATTATGTCTAATGATGATAATGCTATCATCATAACAGATGCTGAAGATAATTGTAATTATTATTCAGAAAAAGCTTTCTTTGTAGGTGTTGAAGGTTGTAGATTTAATCACTTTAGGAGTGATATTATAGAAAAATATGTACAAAAAAATCAAGCTGTTATGTTTGATGGTAAAAAGATTTATAATATTAATAGTAAAGGTGGAGTTATAAGATAACAAAAAAGGAGCTATTAACTTAGCTCCTTTTCTTATTATCCTTGTCCTACATATTTAGACACTTTTTTGTCTTTTGGTCCTGAAGACTTTTTGGATTTACCACCTTTACGCGCTCCAAAAGTAATCTTATTAGCACCAGTTGTTGTTTTAGCCATATTTAAGAGTATTTAATTCCATTTAATCTATTTATCCAGCCCTTGAAAAATTTGTTCTGTGATGGATTATTAACTACAATAGCTTTATATCTATCAAATCTTTTTTGATATAGTTCATTAAACAATCCTTTACCACTATCAATCTTAATCCTATCTAATAGAATTTTAAATGATATAGGACCAAAATGTCCATCTACTGTTACACCTAATAAATTTTGTAAGTACTTAACTATAAGAACACGTCCTTGATTTAATCCTGCGTCTACAATAAACTCAGCTAAAGCTTGATGAGGAATATCATCAGCTTTAAAATAATCCCAATATAGTTTTTTAAGTACTTTGTAAGCTTGCTCTCTTGAAAGATTTTTTACATCATTACAATCGAATATTCCATTGTGATCAGTGTCTAGTTTGTATTCTTTTAGATCATCGAGCGTTAGACCCCAACGAGTACAACCACCGTTGTCATTTAAAACATTCTCATATTTATCACCTTCAAAAGCTACTTCTTTAGGGAAGTAAAGATCAAACTTAGCCATTGTTTTTAGTTTTTTTAATTTTCTTAATCTCTGATAATATTTCAGCGTGTTCTTTTATAGATTGTTTATCTAAAGCGATATCCTCTTCTACTTTCTTAAGTAGTGTGAATATACTCTTTAACATCTCATTAGATTCTTGATCTACTTTTAGATCTTTAAGAAGTTCCTCTCGATCTTTAATAGCTTGTCTATTAGAAGACATAAGAATCATAGGTGTAGCGTAAGCAGCTTGAGAAGAAAGAAGAAGATTCATTAATATGAAAGGATAAGGATCAAAGTTTGTAAAGTGAACAACATTTACTGTACCCCATATAACTAGGATGATTGTTTGCCAAATGATAAACTTCCAGCTTCCTACAAAAGAAGCTACATTATCAGCTAATGTTATTCCAAAGTTTTTCCAGTTCATTATTTTAGTTTTATTTTCCAGTAACAACCGGCTCCGTAAGAGAATCCACCATCATATATAGTACTAATAGTAAATATTCTATCTTTTTTATCTTTATAAAGTAAACCTATTTGTATTCCTGTAAGTGGATCTATATCATTTTGAAAGAATACACTACCGCCAATGTATAACTGTCGTTTAGGTTCATCATGTTGAATATGAATCAATCTAACAGTATCATGAGTTTCAGGAATCAATAAGTTATTTATAAGTTTAGATGATTTTAAAGAGTTACATAATACACTATCATATACATCTACATATCCATAGTTTTTTATTGGAAATCTAGTTTTGTATAATTTAGTTGTAAAGTATTTGTTTACTAAATCATCATATTGTTTTAATAGAGTATCGTAGTTATTACTTGGTTCATAAAATGAATCATGTTTCCATAATGTATCTACTTTACCTGAAATAAATATAGATGCACCTTTGACAGTATCATGAATAGATATATATGTTGTATCATGTTTTACTAGCATTGTGTCTATAGTACAAGGATTTGAGTTTTTACAACCAGTTCTTTGTAAAAATATAACAACTAATAATATAATTATAACAATGTAAGGTAACTTATTCATACTTATTGTTGTATAGAGATTTCTTCACCAAAATATTCAGAAACAATTTTAGCTAAATAACCTACGACAAATATCACTGTTCCTATAACTGGTTGATTGTTTAATGAAGCAGATGCTCCAGCAAAAGTACAAGCTGTAATAATAGAATTAGCTAGTTTAACTATTTTTTTTGGAGTGGGATTATTGTACTGTTCTATTCCGAATTTCATATTATAAAGTTTTTAGTTAGTTTCCTAATTTCCAAGTATTTATATTAGCACTTGGTGACGCTGGTCTTGTTGGATTTGATGCAACAGTAGTTGGACTAAGTGTTATACCTGAAGCACCGGCCCACCAACACACTTCGATATAATCACCAGCTTTTACTGTAATAATATCTTCTAAATTAGCTAATGTTTGAGCACCTTGAGCACTTGTAGTAGTAAATGTATAAGAAGAGTCTAATAAATCTACTCCATTTTTTCTTAACCAAACAGTAATGTTATAGTTTGATGCACCACCGCTAAAGAAAAACTGTCCAAGAAAATTAATAAGATAGTTTCCAGAATTAGCGTAAGTTATTTTTGAACTTGATACAATAGATACACCATTAGATTGTGATGTACTACTAAATGTAACTATATTTACAGAAGTAACACCAGCATTTGATTGTGTAGTAGAATCTTCAAAAGATCCGAAAGATGGAAATGGAACTAATGCTAAAAAAATATTAACTTTTTTTGTAAGCCAATCAATTGACTCAAATAATCCTCTGGTCATAGTTATAAAGTTTTTTTAGGAATTATTTTAGCTATTATGTCCCTTTCATCGGGTTTTATAGCTACTATTTTTTGAAAAGTAGGTAGTGTATCATTAGATGTTGGTACGGAGGTTTGTTTTTGTTTATTAGAATCACTAATAATATCTTGAACAGGTGATGTTTTATAAACAAAATTTTCCAATCTGTTTACTCGATTATTAAGATTCTCTATATTTGCTTTATCCGTAGTTGTTTGTATCAATGCATTAGCTAGATTTGTCTTAATTGTTTGGAGATCATTCCAAATTAACATACCAAGTATTCCCATTAGAGATGGGAAAAGCCATATTTTTACTTTATCAGCTAAATGTGTTGATGCGGGCATCGTAGAATATATTAAAAGTTAAGAAACTATACCACTCACTGTAAATGTAGTTGAAACACCTGATACACTAATTGTAACAGTTTCTGTATAAGTAGCTGCAGATAAACCAGACTTAAGCCTAATATACAAAGTGATATTGTAAGGATTAGATCCATCTGTTGTAGCTGTTACACTAGATGTTGTATATGTACTACCATCTAAAGATATCTGAAAATTAGTTGAAGAATGTGATATTGTAACAGTTTGACCTGAAACTATATTATATAATGCAATAGGTTGTGTAACAACAACACTAGGACCGCTACCAACAACATAGTTAAACCCTTGTATAGTAGTAGGTATATTTTTAAAAGTTTTTAGTTCATAAACAAAACCCGATGGTTGTTTTGTATTAATAAACAAACTGTTTGCTATAATATTACCATTAGTTTTTTTACGAACAAAATATCTTAATCCACCTTCGTGAATTAATTCTCTTTGATATATAGCTGGTGAAGTAGTTATAGCATATGTATTCTTAGGAATAGATGCTAAAGAAGTTGACATCATGGTACCTGGAATAGGAAAACCAAGATTATCTTTTTGGGCATAGAATAATTGACTCATAGTATATAAAGTTTTGTATTTAATGTACAATATAATATACATCTTTTTTGTTAAAAACATTTAAAAAAATAAATATTTAGCCTATGCACGTTATAGATGATTATGAATGTAAACTTGAGACAAAACTTATAGAAAAATTTAAAGATGATTTTTATGAAAAAATGGGATATTATCCCGTTATATTTAGTAAATATACTTTAGATGTATATCATAAAAATATAGTTATATCTTTAGAAGAATTAAGTGATATATTTAAAGATTTTCTTCCTAAAATTCCTCGAGTAAAAGTTACTTTAAGTAATAAATCTAAAATAAGAAAACTAGTAGAGTTACGAGTTATTTTTTGTTTCTTAGCTAGAACTATGAAATATACTCTTAAAGAGATAGCTGTATTTTTAAATAGAGATCATACATCTGTAGTACACGCTTTACAAAGCTTTAATGATTTTATAGAAACCGATCCAGATTTTAAACTTTTATTTGATAAAATAAACACTATATATAGATTAAAATTAAAAAAATATGAGTCATCAGATATGGACAAGTTTGATCAGATATCAGTTGAGCCCGAACCAACTGTACTTCTTAGATTGTTGCAGATACAAGATAAAACCTTCGCAAATAATAGACGTAACCGAAGAATACAAAATAGCAAAAAGTAAAGGTTATATAGATGAAAGTGGTGTATTAAGTCATACAGCTATGACTATGTTAGATGAGTTTGAAACTTATTTAGTTAAAACTAAAAAAGTTGTTACAACATCTGTACTTGGAGAAGATTTTATTACTAAAATAAATGAATATAGAGAGATCTTTCCAGATGGAAAATTTCCTTCTGGAGAGTTAGCTAGACAAAATACTCAAGAACTTAAAGATAAATTTATATGGTTTTTTAAAACGTATCAAGAGTTCAATTGGGATCTTGTTTTAGATGCAACACAATATTATATTATACAAAAAAGACTTGTAAACTTTCAATTTACAATGAGTAGTAGCTATTTTATAAAAAAAATGGATATTCATAAAACAGTGTCATCTAAGTTGGCTGATTATTGTCAAATGATTAAAGATGATCCATCTATTTTAACAAGAGCTATATAATTATTTGTTGGTTAAAATGAATAGTTTATATTTGCAAACCCCCTAATACCGTGTATGGATAATGAAATATTTGGCGGAAAAAGGTATTCGGAAATTCTTAGGGAAGGTCTGATTTATGTAGAAGATAGAAAGAAAGGTAAAAACGTTTCTTTTTTGACACCATGGAACGGAATTAATAGTTCCGGAGTAAATGGTTTAGAGTGGGGCTCCCTATGGACTATAGGTGCTAGACCCGGATCTGGTAAAACTATGATTGTAAGTCAAATTCTAAGAGAGTCTAGAATGTTAAATCCTAAAATGGATTTTAGTATTTTAGAGTTTCAGTTTGAAATGGGTACTAAACAGTATGCTTCAAGAGCTTTCGCTGCAGAGACAGCTCTAGATTACAACACTGTTCTTAGTGCGTATAGAGAACTAGAAGACTTTGCTCATAAACAAATGATCCAACATTTACATGATACTATAGCTTTAGAAAAGCTAGGTATTATGCGTTATTTAATTAGTCAATCAATGGGTCATAAGGATATTGAGAAGGCTATCCATCATTATTATAATCTGATGGGTGGTAAACCTCTTATTGTCACTATAGATCATAGTTGGTTAATTAAACAGTCCATAACAGAAAAGGAGAAGATTTCTACTCTTTACAACACGGCTGAAACTTTGATGAATGTTAAAAGAGATTTACCAGTTATTATTATCATGTTAAGTCAACTTAACAGAGGTATTGATGATGCGGTAAGAAAATTACCAGGTAACATAGCTAATTATCCAACTAGTTCTGATATATTTGGTGGTGACGCTCTTATGCAATGTTCAGATATGGTGAGTGTTATGAACCGTCCTTTTATAGCTGATGTACCAGTGTATGGTCCTAATGGTTATATTATGACAAGTGATGATATCGCAATGCATATTATTAAATCAAGAAACAGTCCTAACAACAGTAATCTTGTTTTTATGAAAGCAGAGTTCAATCGTGGTAGAATGATAGAAGTCGCTCCTCCAGTAGTAAGCTCAGCTCCTAATAATGGAGGAGCTAAAGCTGTAAAATGGCGCACCACTTAACATTTTTCACATTAACACATTACACATGTCAAGTATTTTTGAAGGTTTCGCTACAGAGGCGGATTACAAAGTTCATCAGTTAAAAACTATTAGAGAGTATCATGCCGATCTTATTAAAGATCTTGGTATCACTCCAGGTGATTTTCAGATGAAGATGGCTTTTTATTCAAGCACTGGTAAATATCTAAACAAAACAGTAGTGGGAATCTTCCCAAGTGAGTTTAGAAGACCATCAGGATTGTATATTGAAGTAATTGGTAGAGATTATAAACCTATTACAAACGAAAGAACTGTATATAGAGTTCCTTATAATCCACATTTTGAAGATGAGTATGAACTTAATGAAAGAGGTTCGTATTATGTTCCATTAGAAGAATTAAGAATTGTTAACCCAACATCAGTTGCTATATCTAAATCGTCTGCAGCGATAAGTAGTGATAGTGTTTTGAAAAACAGTAAACAAGAAACTAAAAATCCCGCGGTTACTTTCTTCAAAGCTCCTATATCTATATCTTCTACATCTGTAGATGATGCTCCTTATTCAGATATGACAATAAGAGATTATTATGCGATACACACGGGTAATCCAGTATCAAACAAACATTGGTTAAACGATTTAATCAAAAATCAGAAGTAAAAATTATGGGAAGAGGTGTTTTAATTATTGCGGAATCAGGTTCCGGAAAAAGTACAAGTATTGAAAGTCTAAATCCTTCTGAGACTTTTATAATCAATGTAGCTAATAAACCACTTCCATTTAAAGGATGGAAGTCTAAATATGTAGCTTGGAGTAAAGATAGTCCTAAAGGTAATATTATCAGTAGACATGATGCTGAAAGTATTGAGGCTTGTATCAAGTATGTAAATGAAAAGCGTCCTGAAATCACCACTATTGTTATAGATGATTTTCAGTATGTAAGTTCATTTGAGTTTTTTGATAAGATAAATGAAAAAGGGTATGAAAAATTTACTCAAATTGGTAGTAAATTATCTAAATTATCCAGACTTCCTCAGAATTTGAGAGAAGACCTAACTGTTTTTTATTTAACACACGCTGAAGAAAGCGTAGATATAGAAGGTAAACGTAAGGTGAAAGCTAAAACAATAGGAAAACTTATTGATGAGAAACTAACACTCGAAGGTTTATTTTCTATAGTGTTGTTTGGTAAAGTTAAAAAAGATAAAGATGGAACAATTCGTTATGTATTTGAAACTCAAACAATAGGAGATAACACATGTAAATCTCCGAGAGGAATGTTTCTAACATTAGAAATACCTAATGATTTAGAACTGGTTAGAAAAGGAATTATTGATTACGAAAATTAAAAAAAACACACATGTTTAGTACACAAGGACAAGAAGTAAAAAGTGGTGGTGGATCAAAGAGTCTAACACCAGGAGTAGTAAAAGCCCATATTTTAAGTGGCTTAGTAAGAACATCATCAAAAGGTGATAAGAAAGTGTTGGATCTTTTATTAGAAGGGGAAATAGTTCCTGACTTCGAAGGATGGCCAATTGATAAAGATAACCCAACTGGTCCTAAGTATGCTGGTCCTACTGGTAAAGTAGTAGCTACTGTTTATACAGCTGAGTATAATAGTCAAGAACTTGCTAAAAACGAAATCTTAAGTAAGCTTGTATTTATTTCTGATCAACTAGGTTTGAGAAAAGAAATTGATGAGATTGGTCAAAAGCATAATATTACAAATATTGAAACTTGGGTTGACAAAGCTATTGATGTATTAAAAGGACATGATCTTAATTGGTTTTTAAAAGGAACAGAAGAAGAATATAATGGTAAAACCATCGTTAAACTTTCTCTTCCTAAGTATAAATATGTAGCTAAAGACATAAGTAAGCTTGATGTATTTGATAAAACTAACATATATCATTACAAAGCTTTAGCTCCATCTATACCTGTAGCAAGTTTTGACGCTGGTTCTGATTTTGATATGTAATCATTGTTGCTATTGATTAAAAAAGGGGGATTCTTTAATAGGGATCCCCTATTTTTTTAAACTGTTTTTATGTTTAACACTAAGAATCTTGTAAATGATGTAAAGCAGATACCTATTCCTTGGATATTTGAACACTTTTGTAAACTGAAACATAAATTAGATGGTTCTGAAGTAAAGATTAAAAGTATATTTAATCCTGAAGAAAGAACACCTAGTTTTTCTATTTACTGTACAAGTGGTCAATATAGATTTAAGGATTTCTCTACAGGTAAAGGAGGATCCGCTGTAGATCTTGTAAAAGAACTATATAACGTTCCTTTTCATAAAGCATCTGAAATCATTATAGAAAATTACAATGACTTTGTTCTTCATAATAATGGAGGATATAATATGTCAAAGTTTAAAGTGTCATCAAGATATAAGGTGACATCTGTAGTGTTTAGATCCTGGACATCTAAAGATCAATATTTCTGGACTCAGTTTAACATAGGATCAAAGCTTCTTACAGAACATAATGTAAGACCGCTTGAAAGTTATCTTATGGAAAAAACTACAGACGCTGGTCCTATTACACTAACTATCAGAGGTAGTTATTTATATGGATATTTTAGAAAAGATGGGAGTTTGTATAAAATTTACCAACCCAAAACTTTGGATAAAAAATTTATTAAAGTTAAAGATTATATTCAAGGATTTGATCAAATTAATTTAAATCAGTTTTTGTTAATAACATCTAGTCTTAAAGATATAATGGCTATTAAAAGTCTGAAGCTTAAGAATATAGATATAATAGCTCCTGATTCTGAAAACACTTTGATTAAAGCAGCTGATATGGAAATCTATCGTTTAAACTATAAGAAGATTCTTGTAATGTTTGATAATGATGAACCAGGTAAAGCGGCTATGGTAAAGTATAAAGAAACATATCCTTATATTCATGTATGTTATCTACCAATGAGTAAAGATCCTTCAGATAGTATTCGTGATCATGGACCTTTACAAGTTAGAAATAGACTTGTTCCAATAATAGATAAACTTATATCTTTGCCGGATGAAAGCAAAGAAAGTAGTGAAATCTAGAGTTGCTAAAACAAGAGCTGGTGGTACAATGAGTGAAGCTGTGTACTGGACTTTCATCAGAAGCGCTCTTAGACAAAAAAGTAGATGGTGGCCACCTGTAACACAGGTTAAACTAGAAGCAAGACGTATTTATAAAGGAGTTAACAAAAGACAAAAGTATGAATACCAATGTAACATTTGTAAAGAGTGGTTTATGGAGAAAGATATTAATATTGATCACATTATACCAGCCGGAGCTCTTAACTGTGGTGCTGATCTAGAAGGGTTTGTAGGAAGATTATTTGTAGAGGTTGAAGGGCTACAGGTACTATGTATAAATTGTCATGACAAAAAAACACAAAAAGATAGAAAGAAATGAGTGAATTCTTAGATGGTATGTTATCAGAAGATGATATAGGTAAAGTGAAAGAAGAACTCTGCGAGGTGTATAGATTTCTAGAACTTACAGAAGCTTTTACTACAGATTTTAGAACAGGAAATAGAATTCGTATTTTTCTAGAAGAAAAAGGCTTATGGAAAAAAGCTGAATCTAACAAATTATAAAAAATAAAATATATGCTTGAGGATTTATTAAGAGAAACTATGGAACATTTACAAAATGAGTTCTATAGTAAACAAATGATGTTTAGTTATAGTTCTTTAAAACAACTGATGTGGAATCCCGCGTTTTTCTATCAATCTTATATATTAGGAAACAAAGAAGAAAAGTTGGATAACCATTTAGTACAAGGTAAACTTGTACATTGTTTGTTATTAGAAGAACATAACTTTGAAAAATTGTTTGTTGTTTCTCCCGATACTCTTCCTACAGGTAATACAAAAGCTGTAGTGGATAGAGTTTTTAAACATTACTCAGAGTTGTCTGATGATGGAAGAGAAAACTTAGATGAATTTAAAAACGCGATCCTTGATGTATTGACAGATATGAATCTACATCAAAGTTTAAAAACAGATGATCAAAGATTTGATAAAATAATCACTTCTGAAACAAAATCATACTGGAGTTTTTTAAAACAAAAGAAAGGAAAATCTCTAATATCTGTAGAGGATTACAACTACTGTAAAGAAGCTGTTGATTTGATAAAGCAAGACAGTTTGATATGTAATCTTATAGGATGTAGCGCTACTGATTTTGATGATGTTGAAGTATATAGTGAAATAGAACTCTCAATGAATGTTGCCGGTAAACCTTTTGGAATTAAAGGTATATTGGATAATCTTGTAATTGATAATGATAAAAAAGTAATACGTATTAATGATATTAAAACAACAAGTAAAGAACTAAAAGATTTTTCAGAAACTGTAGAGTTTTATTCTTATTGGTTACAAGCTGTTGTATATATGTCATTAGTTCACGTTAATTACGCGCGTCTTATAGATGCTGGTTATAAAGTGGAGTTTCGTTTTATTGTAATAGATAAATCATTTTTAGTATATCCTTTTAAAGTGAGTGATTTAACAATGAACAGCTGGTTAGAAAGAATGAAAGAGGTCTTAAACAAAGCTGAGTGGCATTATATAAATAAAGACTATAGTCTTCCATACGACTTTGCTGTAGGAAACGTAGTTTTATAAATAACAAATTATGATTAGTAGCTTATACGATAAATATTTTCAAAAATCTAGATCTTTTTTATTTCCCGCACTTGGTATAAATAAGAAAAATCCTTTTACACCGGCTGGTGTATACTTGTCTATTAAAGATAAAATAGGAGTGGAGGATATGATATTAGTATGTGCGTATAAAGCTGAAGACACTAGTGTCTTTAAAACATTTGAAAAGAACGTATTACAATCCAATAAGTTGTTTGAATATGTGATTGAAGCTGATGGGTTTAAACTATACATGTTTAAATTTACAGAGTATAAAGAAGATTGGAAGTATTTTCTAGAAGGAAAGTATTCTAAATTATCTAAAGATATGAAATCACACATTAAAGATTATTTTGGTCCTCTATCATCAGAGTACCTCTATATGAAAACTTATCTGTATCCAGAAAAATACATGGATGTGTATGCTAAACTTCTGAATGTAAAATTGAGTGTACTTAAAGAAGTTGGAGAATTGTGTGATAAATACGATATCGAAAAAGAAACTTTGAGTATTGATGTAAAATAAGTAGCTTTGCAAAAAATAAAGTTTAGATTTATGAAGTCAATGATTTTGATTACATCATCTTGGGGAGTTAGAAAGACTTTCAAGATGATTCCAGTGTCACCAATTTGTCCGTACAACGAGGTAATATTTGATCCAGAAGATAAAGTGTTAGTTGTTATTGGAAAAGAAAAGAAAGAAACTTTTCATATGATGGCTAAACTTAATGAATGGGGAGATCCTACAGCTATGAAAATAGGTAAGAGAGCTAATGGAAAAGACTATGCTGAAGAAAGAAAAGCGTTAGAAACTTTCTATGAATACTTTATAAGTAACGAAGATGAAATTAAACAGTTTGTTCAAATGTTTGCAACAAACACTGATACATTTGATCTTAGTATTTTAGATGAAGCTTTCAATCCTACCGCGGTCAAAAAGTCTATTGTCACTGTTTAAAATAAACCAACAAAGGAGATCAATTAGATCTCCTTTTTTTTCTTAAGAAGGGGAAACAGCTTAACTGAATATTATATATATGGCAGATCATTACGTAATGGACTATGAAACGATTATAAATCTTTTCACAGCCGTGTTTACACACTACAAAGAGGATAAAACAAAGAAGTTTATTATCTGGGAACACCAGAATGATTTCAAAGACTTAATATCTTTTTTAGAAAATAATATAACTAAAAACGAGTGGCATATAAGTTTCAACGGTATAGCTTTTGACGCTCAGATTACTGAAAAACTGTTAAGAGAGAAACACAAACTCATACATATGTCAGGAAAAGATCTTGCTTCCTGGATATATAAATACGCTCAAGATGTTATAGATCGTAAAAACAGATCTGAATTTGCTGAGTTTACTCCTAGACAATTTAAGATTAAGTGTATTGATCTTTTTAAGATGAACCATTGGGATAATAAAGCCAAGATGTCTAGTCTTAAATGGATACAGTATTCTATGGACTGGTATAATGTAGAAGAGATGCCTCATCCGCATTATGAACCGGTACCCGATCAAAAGACTCTAGATATGATTGTTGATTATTGTGTCAATGATGTAAAGAGTACTAAACAAATTTTACACTTATCAAAAGAACAACTAAGTTTAAGAACACTTCTTACTACAGAATACGGTGTAGATCTATATTCAGCTTCTGAACCTCGTATATCTAAAGAGTTATTTATGTTCTTTCTTTCTAAAAAGACAGGACTTGATAAAAGTGTTATAAAAGACATGCGTACTCCACGTAGTTATATAGTGTTAGCTGATTGTATTCTTCCTTATGTTAAGTTTAAAACTCCAGAGTTTCAAAAGCTACACGACTTTTTTAAAAAAACAGTTATTACATCTACAAAAGATGGATTTAAGTATTCTCTTATAAATAGAGGAGTTAAAACTGATTATGGACTTGGTGGTATCCATGGAGCTGCAGATATGGGTGTGTATGAAGCTAAACCCGGTTATGTAATTATTTCTTCAGATGTTGTGAGCTATTATCCAAATCTAGCTATTCGTAACGGTTTTCATCCGGGACATCTTCCTCAAAAAGAATTCTGTGAACAGTATGAGTGGTTTTTTAATGAGAGAGTGAAGATTCCTAAAACAGATCCTAGAAACTATGTATATAAGATTATTCTTAATAGTACATATGGTTTATCTGGTGATGAAAATAGTTTTCTTTATGATCCTAAGATGACCATGCAAATCACTATTAATGGACAACTACTGTTAAGTATGTTGTACGAGATGTTGTGTGAAGCTATACCTGATGCTGCACCTCTTATGCAGAATACAGATGGTTTAGAGATGATGATTCCTGTTACAGCGGTTTCTACTTATATGTCAGTATGTCATCAATGGGAACTACTTACTAAACTTCAACTTGAACATGATGAATATACCAAAATGGTTATCGGTGATGTAAATAATTATATCGCGGTAAATAAGAAAGGTAAAGTAAAATGTAAAGGTAGATTTGAGTGGGAAGATCTTGATAAAAAGAAAACAGCTACGTTACACAAGAATAAATCTTTCTTGATTATTCCTAAAGCTATCCACGCGTATTTTGTTAATGGTGTAAAACCTGAAGACTTCTTAGCAACTAACACTAACATTTTTGATTATTGTGGAGGTGTAAAAGCTAAATCTGGATGGCATTATGAAGGTAGAGACTTTGTTAATAATCAACAACAAGTAACAAAGCTTAAAAAGATTGTTAGGTATTATGTATCTAATCGCGGTACTAAGCTTATAAAATGTCATACTGACGGAAGAGAGTTACAAGTAGAAGCTGGTGTATGGAGACAAATAGTAGCTAATGAGATAGATATTAATAAACCGTTTGAATCTTATGACATTAATTTTAGTTATTATCTAGAAGCTATTTATAAAGAAATCAATCAGATAGAAAAGGTAAAAAACAGAAACGTTAAACAATTATCATTATTTTAAAAATTATAGATTATGCCTCTTAAAGTAGGATATGTAATAGAAGAAGCTATTATAAATAGTGGCCCTGCTAAAAATGGGTTTACATCACACAATGATGTAAAAAATAGTGTAAAAGACTCATTATCAAAAAATGGATATACTGTTTCTTTTGAACATTATAGAATGACTCCAACTAAAGATGTAGTTCAAGGTATTCATTATACAACATCAGGTCATATATTAATATGGGTTAATTCTTATGTTAACTCGTTTGGATTTAGATGTGTGTTAGGTAAGAGTTATATGGATAAAATAATCATTAACAGAACACCTAATATCTGTAAAATGAGAACAGGGTTAACTATCAGTGATATAGATGCATCTGTACAATCACAATTAAACACTGTATCAGATATATCAAAAATTGATGAAACAATAGACTCATTTATAAATATGCCTATTGATAAACTAACTACATCAAGTATTATAGGTCAGTTGTTGTTTATAGAAAACATATTAAATCTAACACAAGTTGGTATATTAAAAAAACAATTAGATTTATCCGTTCCAAAAACTGTGTTAGAGTTGTTTGAAAAGTTGACAGACGTTTTAGATGAGTCACATCCTTATTCATACATTGATGATCGGTTGGTATTATATAATTATTTAAAAAATTATTTTAAACCAACTATATCAAATAATGGTATAAATGTTCCGGTGTCACCAGTGACACATCGTGAGGTTATTGATGTAATAGAAATAATGAAAGAGTTTGAACAACCTAATATGGGTGTAATATTTATGTAATATAATTAGGGAGAATAATCTTCCTAATTTTTTAAATTTATTTATGGATGATCAACTAAGTGAAAATAGTATATCTGATTTATTTGCTTGTGTTTTACAACATCTAAAGTGTATAGAAATAAGAATTGAAGCTAGTAAATCTTTAACTAGTAAACAACAAAAATATATATTAGGTAAAGCTCTAAAAGCAGCTCAATTAGCTGTAAACGAAGTCTGTAGCTTAATGCCAGATAGTAAGTCAGTATTAACAGTAAAAAAGTATTTAGATAGAGCAGATCTTGTATATTTGATGTTGATTACTGAAGAAGTATTTAGAGTTCCACCAGATGATGTAGAAGAAGTAGTGGACATGATTCAAACATTTATTAATAATAAATATAAATAAAATGATAATTGGGATTTCAGGGTACTCTGGGGTTGGAAAAAGTACAATAGGAAAGATTATATGGGAATTAGATCATACCTGGGAAATGAAAATGTTTGCGGGTAAGTTAAAACTCATAGCTTCTATCCTAACAGGTATTCCCATAGAGATGTTTGAAGATCAAGAGTTTAAAAAAACTGATTTAGGACATGAATGGAATACTAAAGTTATAGAAAAAAAGTGGCTACCAAAAGGTATAGACAGAGAAGACATTTCTAAATCAATGACTGTAAGGATGTTTTTACAGCTTCTTGGTACAGACGCTATGAGAAACTGTTTACACGATAATATATGGGTGAACGCTTTATTTGCGGATTATAAATCACCAAAGATGTCTGAACATCACCCTAGTAAATGGGTGATAACAGATGTTAGATTTCCTAATGAAGCTAAAGCTATTAAAGATAAAGGAGGTGTTATTATTCGTGTTGATCGTCCCGGATATAAACCAATAAATAGTCATCCTAGCGAAGTAGCCTTAGATGATTGGGAGTTTGATTTTAAGATAGCTAATGTTTCTGATATAACTAGTCTTGAATTAACAGTAAAAGAAATATTAAAACAAATAAAGTTATTATAATGGGCTTAACAAAACATACAGCTACTGTAAACATATATCTAGAAAATAAAGCTTCTAAAGAAGAATTAGAAATATTTAAAGCCACTATAGATAAAAGAATGAGCACGTATTTTTATGTTGAATATAAAAATCCAGATAACTTATCTGGAAAAACTATTCATCATATAATCAATGGAGAGTATTTACAATCTGTAAAAGAACACAAAGATTTTACAGGACTTGATTTAAAACAAGCTAAACATCAAGTTGATAATTTTAGAAAATTAAATAATTTATAGAATGAGTTTAGCTTTAAGAAATGATGTGTGTTCTGATACATGTGTTAAAGTTTATGATCCCCTTTTACAGGGGGATTCTAAACTTATAGGTGTGTATGAGAACTTTAACAAAGCTGGTAATAGATTGGGTATACCACCAGCAGATGTACAAAAAAGATGTGTAAGAAAAACACAAATATATTCTTCTGTTTTAAAGAAAGATATAGCATTAAGAATGTCGGCTTTAAAACCAAGAGATAAAGAGTTAATAGAAAAAACATTAAAAAATATACCATTATGATATTATCAGACAAAGTAATTAAAGATGAGTTATTAAAAGGTAAAGTTATTATAGCTCCTTTTGAAGAAAAGTATTTGAATCCAGTTAGTGTTGATCTTACGCTGGCGCCTAGTTTTAAGATATATAAAACGCCTGTAAAAAAAGTATTTAAAGATCAAGTTCCTCAATATATATTAGATAAAGAAGAACTATATTTTATAGATAGTCATGGTATGTATGTTTACACTGAACCATTGGATCCACGCAAACCTAATGAAGTAGAAGAATTTACTATTCCAGATTATGGATGTGTTCTTATGCCAGGAGATGTTTATCTTTATGCTGTAAACGAACGTATCGGTGTAAAAGGTAATATAAGAGCTAAGGTTGAAGGTAAATCTTCTTTAGGTAGACTTGGATTGTTTATACATATAACTGCTGGTTTTATAGATCCAGGATTCGAAGGAAGCTTAGTGTTAGAACTTGTTGCTACACGTCCTATATTAGTATATCCTAACATGAAAATATGTCAGTTAGAGTTTGCTAGAGTGGAGGGAGAAATAGAAGAATCCTATGATCAAAAAGCAGGTAGTAAATACCACGGTCAAACTGGAGTACAAGAATCAAAATATCATCAAAATTATAGTAGTGAATCAGGAAAGTCTGTCTATTAATAAAAGTAGTTTTAAACTACTAAAAGAAGAATATAATAAAGCTGTTGAGTCTAAACTCAACAGCTTTATTTTTCAAGATAAAGAGATATTAACAGGATACGCTAAGTATCTAATTGAGTATTTAGAAAACGAATTTAAAGATGGAAAATAAATATTATACTCCAGACATATCAGATTTACATATTGGATATGAATGTGAATGGAAAGATTGTGATGAATATGCTTTTGAAAAAAAAGATGAATATCCTTGGGAAAGTATTACTATTGAAGAACTTGATTTAGAAAATCTTGTAGAAGATTTAGAAGAAGGAAGAATAAGAACTCCATATCTCACTAAAGAACAGTTAGAAGCTGAAGGATGGATCTGTATAGCAGATATAATTTATGGTGATGGTGTAAAATTATTTAAAAAAGACATTGGTAACTATACTTATGATTGTAGATATAATATTTTAAGTACTAGATTAACTATTGAGTTACGGGATTATATACTAGATGCTTCAAAAATAAAAACAAATCCACCTGGTAAATATTCTTTAGATATTGTTTATAATGGATTCTGTTCTTCTATTAATGAATTTAGATATATATGTAAACTATTAAATATTAAGTAAAATGAAGAAAGCATTATATCTAGATGATACGCGTATCCCAACTGTAACTATTCCCGGATATCATCCATGGAATGTTGTAAGAAACTATGATGAGTTTGTAGAATACATATCCAAAAACGGTATACCAGATCTGATCTCTTTTGATCATGACCTGGCCCAGGAACATATGGATGACTATTACAAACAACTTATGGTAGAAGGATTTCAACATCCTAACTACGGACAGTATAAAGAAAAAACCGGACTAGATTGCGCGCGTTGGTTAGTAGAACATTGTCAGAAAAGATTATTATATACAGAAGAAGTATGGAAAGACATACCTGGTTATGAATCTATTTATAAAGTATCTAATTTTGGAAGAATTATTCATAAAGGATATAATAAAAAAAATGGAAAGACAAATGCTTTTCTTAAACCTGATAAATCAGTTACTGGTTTAATGGTAACATTATATGATGGTAATGGTAATAAAAGTAGAAAAAAGATTCATAGACTTGTTGCTGAATCGTTTATTGTTAATATTGATAATAAATCACAAATAAATCATATAGATGGGAATAGATGGAACAATCATTGGAGTAATTTAGAATGGTGTACATCTAAAGAAAATAATGAACATGCTATAAATAATAATATAAGACCAAAAAAAAGAAGCAGAGTTTCTGAAAATACGTCTATTAGTATACCAATAGCTCAATATGATATTAATAATAACTTAATTGACGTTTATGGTAGTAGTGAAGAAGCTGCTAGACAACTAGGATTTAGTGCTTCATCAATAAGAGCTTGTGCAAGAAATTTATATAAAACAAGTAAAGGTTTTATATGGAAAAATGCTAATGATTTACCTATTACAAAACCATCTATTTTACAACCAAATATAGATTATAAATTTAGACATCCATTTTTTATTCCTGATATCAGTATTTTAGAAAATGAGTATAAAACTTTATTATCTTGGAAAGCATGTTGTCATTCACATAATCCAGTTGGATCTACAAATATACAAAGCTATATTAACGGCTTTAAAAAACATACGGATCAACCACAGGATTGTTTTATTATGAAGCATCCTTTTGAAATTAAAAATTAGACAGTTATGAATAGTATGTTACATGTTAAGTTTTCTTTTTTTTCAAAAAGAAAAACTGTTTTTGGTATTTTGTATGAACAAGGTGAAGCAATATGTGATGATACCAGAGAAGAGTCTATCTATAATGAGATAGGAATTGGTATAGGAATTATTATTATTTACTTTACTTATTACAAAAAAAAGTAACAAAAAAGAGGGAGAATAACTCCCTCTTTTTATTGTATCTCTTTAGTATAATATATAACTCTGTTTACATTACTTAATACTGGAAGTACTTTAGTTATAGCAAGTGCTGTACGTTCATTATCATATTTAAGTTTACCATCTGGTTTTTCGACACCAAGTATATGTTGTCCAAAAGCGTTAAAAGCTTTTCCCATATTTTGATAAGTGATCAGTATTGGTACAACATTTTTTTGTAAATCATTTGCAGATCTAATATCTATATAATAAGTCATATCACGTTGTAAATCTTTTAATTGTCTTAAAACAAAAAGATTATACATTTTTTTATCTTTTTTATCTGTAGGTGATATAGCTGATAATATTGTATACGCTAACATTAATGTTATAATAACTTGTATTTCAGCGACAGCTTTTTTAAAGTTAGCAAGTTTCATTTCATCACTTATATCTACATCTCTATTAAGAACAGCATCTAACATAAGTTTAAATGTACCTAATCCTTTTTCTCTACAAATACCAACAAATGTTCTATAAAAACCTTCTTCTTCTCTATTCATTATACCATCAATATGTTTAGGATCAAACCTTACACCAATTGTTTCAGGTAACCATGATTTAAACACCATAAACAATCTACCTATAGAGTTTCCTTTAGCTTTAAGATATATATCTTTACCAACAGCTCCATGTAGTTTTTTAGCTAGTTGTCTATATTTAAGAATAGTATCAGTATACAGTTCATCAAATGTTTTTCCACCATTTTTTTCAGCATCCCAAGGACCAAATTCTTTTTCATCATATTTACCATCTTCATCTAATACTTCATGTAAAGACTTTTGTCCCTTGCTAGTTTCAACTTTAGTAAAATTAAAACCAGCCATCATAAGCTCAGATTTAAAATGATAGTCACCAGATTGAAGAAGTGTATACCCTTTAGGTAACATAGCTTTAAACTTATCTACATTACTTCTATTATCAACTAAAGATTTTACATAACCATGATCTTCTCCTTCTAATAGTCCTGAATCTGATAACACTTTAAATAATATATGTGTCATTCTTGTCTCATATTTTCCACCAGACCAGTATTTACCTATTGAAGAAGCTATTAATCTATTAGCAATAGCTAAATCAGATGTAGTATAATCTCTACCACCTTTTGCGTGTTCCCAGTTATTTAGTTTACCAACAAGTAAGTTTCTAACTGCAGAAGCTACGTTAAAAGTTAATGATGTAGCTCTTGTTAAAGTAAGACTACTATCAATCATTTGTGATAATGAAAACTTTCTACCACCTAAATTCGTATGTTCTTTTTTTAATTGATATAAGGCATCTGTTAAGACTTCTTCATCTTTTTCTGTAATATTTTCTTTATCTAACTGTTCATTAACTTTTTTAATTTTATCTTCAATAGCTTTTGCTTTTTTAGCTTTTTCAGATTTATATAATCCACCACTAACTAGTTCTTTCCAATCATAAAACAAAGTATCACCACTAAGCGCTTCATCAGCCATATCTTTATCACTAATACCATAAAATCCTTTTTTTACAGTAAAGTCCGCCAATCCTTTTATATGTTTAGCATCCTCAGCTTTAGCTATATATTCACCTGTTTTCTTATTGTATTTATAAGAACCTTTAGTTTCTTGTATTACGTCATTAATAATATCAACTTGAGCTTTAATTGTATTCTTATGTTTATATATCAAAGACATATCAGCAAAGGCTCTAGCCATTAATATCATATCTTTAGAAGCTTTCTCAGTTCCTATATCTTGATGTAAAAATGTAGCGTTAAAGTTTCTACGTTCTTTCATAGTCATACCACCGGTTTCAACTCTTTGTTCATAGTCATACGCGGTAAATGCATTTAAAAACCAATCTCCTAATCCTTTAACTGAGTCTTTAATATTACTAAGTCCATATTCTTTAGCAGCTTTTTCAGCTATAATTGGAAGATAGTTTGAACCAAGTCCTTCTATTTCTTCTTTAGGATACCAAGATAAATTTTCTTTAATCGTTTTATCAAACCAAGAATAAAATTCATATAATACTGGATCATTAACTATAGTGTCAAACTGTTTATCGTAATACTCCATATCCTGACCTTTTATATTTTTTACAGGAACAAGATAACAATTTTCAGCACCACCTTTTGCTGTAACAATTAGAGCTCCATATATCTTTTGATTAACATATTTTAATGGATTGTATAAATTATCATAATCCTCTACTTGTTCTTTAACCCAATCAGCTTCTGTTTTACCTTCAGCTATTAATTCTGGATGATAAGCTATCTTAGCTATCATATTAGCTTGATATTGATCTTTAGCTTTTAAATATCTTTCATATCTTAAAGCACTTTCGCTAATAATATTATCAATTTCGTTTTCTTTAAATCCTAAATTTTTAAGATTTTCTATTTCACGTTCTCTATCAGAGTCTTTATAATCTTCAGAATTTATAAAAGGTAGTGAATTAAACAATATAGTGTTAGCTTCATTCCAAGCGTGGTATCGAGCCCAAGCTGCTTTAACTTTTTCTTTGTTATCACCCACTTCTTTTAATTGAATATCTAATGTTGTTGAGTTAGCTCTTTTAGAATCCCAAAACTTTTGAGAATATCTAGAAACTCTAGTTCTTGTTTCAGTGTTATCCTTATTCTTTTTCATTTTAAAGAATATATCAAACCCATTCTTTATTATTTCTGGATGTGTTTTTAGCTTATCAGCTACCTTATCTATTTCACGATGTATATCATTTCTTTCCTTATTAATTTTAATATTAGTTTCTTCTAATAATCTACTTAATACGTTTGCAATAGGAACACCTGTAGTAGTAAGATCTCTGATCCATTCAGTAGCTAATGATGTATCTACAATTCTTGTAATCTCTGTTTCAGTTATTTTACCATCAAAAGCTTTTCTTATAAGCTCTATAGCAATTCTTCTTGTTTTATCAGATAGATCAGAAAAATTATGAAGAATAGTTCTAACTTTTTCTCTTGTTTCATCCGGAAGCTCATCAACATCTTCTATACCAAGAACAGATTTAAAATTAGACCAGCTTTCTACCATTTCTTTAGCAAACTTTAACTCATTAAAACTTATAGAGTCTGACGACTTATACATAGTTTCAACAAGTTTATGATCTATAGTAGCTTGATTAAGAATAAGATTAAGTTGTTTATCCCCAGTAGATGTTGATATATCACGTAAAGCTCCAGTTGTTTCTTGAATAATGTTTTTATAATAAGCTTTTAACCTAAGTTTTTCTTCTTCTGAATAAGCTGAGTGTTCAATAGCTTGAGCCATATTCTTAGCATCACTTATTCTTTGATTAAGCATTGTTACTGTAGCAACCGTTACATTAAGACCGGCTTTTTTCAAATCTTTTAAACTGGCTCCAGTTTTAATAGAGTAGTAAAAGTCACTTTGCTTTCCACTATTATCAAACTTTTCTGATGGATTATCTATAAGATATTTAACTAACTCATCTTTTTCAAACTCCATTCCTTTGTATGTGTACTTACAGCTCATATTAACATTTTGTTTTTATATCTAATAATTTTATTATATCATTAAAGTTATCTAGCATAACGTTTTCTTTAAATGAAAAAGCCTCTTCGGTTCTTATAGATCTTTGTATTTGATCATCAACTCTTGTTCCAAGTAAACCAATAATATTAGATAATCCTTCATGTAAAACACTATCTTCTTTTATCTGACCTTTGAATAAATCAAGAAGAGTTGCTAAGATATCTATAAACCTGTCAATAATAGATTTATTACCTGAGTATTTTGTTTGATTCATAAAGTTTCTAAAACCTTTATCACTCATCATCATAGATACAAAATCATGAACATTAGTCAAACCATAATACTTACTCTTATCAGCTTGAGATAAGAAACCACCTTCTTTATTAGTTTGTTCTATAGCATTCTTAAGAGCTTCTTTGTGTTCCTCATCATTTAATATTTTCTTTTGAGTATCATTAAATAGATTCTTAATAGCTAATACATATTTTTTCTGTGCTACAGATAAGGTATCAGGATCTGCGTTAAGTAAATCAGCTGTAAGATGATGCATTATCTCATGTATAACTACATCATGTAAAGCTTGAGTTTTATCTTTAATCTCAGTATAATCTTTAATAGCTAATGTTGGATTGATAGTTATTTGTTTACTATTTAGATCATACATACCAGGATTTTCAGCTTTATAGTCTACTGTTACTTTAAATGGACTAGGTTTAGCTTTTATAATAGAATTTACTACTTGTGTGTTAAATGGATTAGCGTTTGCTTTTATATTTTTAAGTAAATCATTAACACTGATATTTGTACTATCTTCTCCAAATACAGAGTTAATAGCTATCTGATCATGAAACATTGACATGTTATTATCTAAAAAACTCAAAGGACTATCTTCCATATATTCATTCGGAGCTTGTGAGAATGTACTAGCATTTTCACCTTTACTAACAATTAATTTTTGAGAGGCTCTGGATAAAGCTACATAATAAATAGCATTTTGTTCTGTATTGTATAACTCACCATTTCTAAGAATATCTGTACGCTTCATGTTTCTAATACTAGCCATATCAACATAAACAATAGGTATACTCATACCTTGTGATTTATGTACTGTAACAGCATATCCAAAATCTATACCTTTATCCATTTTCAGATTATGAGCTATATTTAAACCATACTTTCCGTGTGTACGTTCATTATAAAGTTCAACACTATCAGTTTTTGGATTATAAATATACTTTGCTCCAGTATTTATACTAGCTAGTTCTTTTCTTACCAGGTATACAGCTTGTAAATAGTCAACATACTCTAATCTTCCATTACCATTATCATACTGAGTATTAAGAACATGAATCTTTTTCAAATACTGTTTTAAATAATTTTTATTAAACTCCATTTGTTCAGAAGTTAAACCATAGTTATGAACGTCCGCGTTAGACATATTCAAGTATGTAAATACTGTATAATCAGATATACCACCCATCCCCATTTTTAAAAGATGAGATAGTAATTTGCTAGTTGCTGTTATTGTTATAGGACCATTTTCAGATTTTTCTATATTATTTACAACATATGTAACAGAATTAGCTAATTCTCCTTTTTCTATTTCTTTTGTTTCAGATCCAATATAACCAACTATTTTTTCTCCTACTTTTAATTCACCTTCATATCCTAATACTTCTCTTGCGCTTTTATTTGCTTTAGCTACACCATCATTTGTATAATTTAATATAATAGTGTCTTCAACATTATTTTTTAAGTCATTAATCAATTCATCATTATAATCACTTTTAGTAAGTTGTTTTAATGTATCAGTTGATTCAAACATTTGTTCATTAAACTTATTAGCATTTCTTATATTTGTTAAAACAGTTAAAATGTTGTTGTCTTTAGTTCTAAAGATTTGATTTAACTTACTTATATTTGGGTTAAGAAAAGCTTTTGATATATTTTTAGTTGGTGTTGTTTTGTTATTATCATCATCATTATCAGTTTTAACTGCTGTGATTTGTTTTGGATCACCTATGAAAATAACACGATGTCCTGAAGCTTTAGCTGTAGCTACAAGTCTACTAAATTCTATATTATCTAACATAGATACTTCATCTAAAACAATAATGTTTTTTAAACCTGTAGCTCTATCATTAAACTTTCTAGTAAAATTTGTTATTTCTCTATTTTGTTTAACTGTTGTTCTTATAGAAGATTGAATTGTTATTGGAAAAGTCTTAGATCCATATTTTACAATGTTTATACCAAGAGCAACAGTAGCTGCGTGAGTAGGTGCCATGTATATAAACTTAGCTCCACCACCTTTAACTTTCATATATTTTTCTAGTATACCAATAATAGATGTCTTACCTGTACCAGCATATCCTTCTAAAGTATGTACACCATTATATTCTCCTTCACCTGTAGTTTTATTCTCAACAAAATCAATAAGATTTTTAAGAGCTTGTGATTGTTCTTCACTTAAAGGAAACTCTGTAGTAACACTTGTTCCATTATATTCAAACTTAGGTTTTTCACCTTCAGGAACCTTTTCTACCACATCTTCATTATGTTGATCAACAATCTTATCCTCAAGTTTTTTATCTTTTTCTTGAAATATTCTTTTTAAAACATCTTTTGATGTAATCTGAGTACCATAACTACTTTCTTGTAAAGAAACAACGGCACCCTCCATATCAATAAAATATGAGTGTTCGTTAAGTCCTAGTTTAATAGTGACAACATCTTGTGGATGTATCATTGTATCATGTTTAAGTGATACTTTATAAAACAGCCCAGGATCAGTTACTTCTTTACCTTTTTCACCTTTACTTACATAAAATATTTTTTTAAGTTCTCCAGAGTAAGGTCCCTCATGTTCTACAATAAATTGTGAACTAAATGATCCATTACCATATTTAACAATATCTGTTTGTATGTTGTTAGTCTTTTGTTGTTGTTCTTCAGACTCTGTAAAAGCTGGTTGATCAATTGTTTTTGTATTTCTTAGTTCATTTCTTACTTCCATTAATAATCTAGGAAACTCTGTTTTCCATTTACTATTATCTTGTGTATGAGTGAGCTCAGCATTACCTGTAGATAAAAGTTTTTCAAGAGCTTCAGGATTTTGTTCAAAAGAAGCTTTTAATACAGTCTTCATTATTGAAGAACTTTTAGCATCCCATTTTTCTTTATTAAGATTTTCAATAGTTTTTCCAATAGTTTTAGCTTCTGATCCGCTAGCTGTTTGTAGTTTTTTGATTATTTCTTGATAATCATCTTGTATAGGAAATGTTTCGCTAAATTTAAAAGCTTGAAAAGCTCCTTCTACTGTATTAAATCTATAATTATCACCAACATCAAAAGGTCTAACAGCAAAGTTACTTAAGTCTTCATATCCGTTCTTTTCAGTAGAATAGATATTTATTTTGTTATTCTTATCTATTGATTGTTCTGTATTAGATGATTGTACATTAGTTTTTTCTTGACCAGATCTTACTAAATCATTAAATCCTTTTTCAAAAACCATATTACTAGGAATAGGTTGACTAGAAAACATATCAGCCATATCTTGTGAAGAATATCCATTAAGATTTTTTGAATCTTTTTTATAAGCTACTACATACTCTTTCTCAGGATTTTCTGAAGCTATCTTATATAAGTCTTTAATGTTGTTTGTTATTTGTTCTTTACTTATACTCTTTTCCCCAGCTTTTTCATAAGTGATACCTGTAGATTTTTCAGTGTACCCTGGAGTAAGATTTTTAGTAACAAGAGCATATGATTGTCCTTGTTCTCCTCTTCCGTTACCATATATAGCTCCAAACTTGTTTCTAGCATCTAACGCTGAACCAGCGCCATGTCTTCCTTCTGGATTACTACCGAATACATACACTTGATTAGGAGCTAATTTTTCTATCTTTCCTTCATAAGTTTTATGTACACCTTCTATGAAAGGAGAAGATGTATTTTTAGTTTCTTGATTACTCCAATCATATTTGTTAATCAAATAATCTAAAGCTGTCGCATGAGTAGCGTATCCTTTTTCTTCATAGTATAATATAGAACTATTCTTTAATCTTCCCGATTTGATATCATTTATAATAGCTTGTCTATATTCTTCTGTAGCATTTTGATTACCTTGATTATTACCAGTAATCATCCAGTCTATAAATTTCTTAGTAGATGTAATACCTTGTTGTTTTCTATCACCAGCTTCATCTCTAAAATCAAAAGGATTACCTATTGTATTTGTACTAGTTTTATAGTTCTGTAAGAATGTTTTTTTAGAATCACCTCTAAATGCTACAATTAACGGTTGAGATTTATTATACAGAGTCATTGCTTCTGGTACTATTTTTCTCCAAAAATCAATAGCTGTAGTATATGACATACCAACATTATCAGCTTCAGGATCTACATCTTTAGGAAGAATTACATTCTTAGATTGAGTCTTTTCACCTAATTCAGAATATATTTTATCAGATGTATTATTTCCTGATTGTACACTCTCAGCTTCTTGAGCTTTTACTTGAGGAACAAAACTATTATCAATATGATTTTGTTTAATAGCAGAATATAAAGAATCATTTTTAAAATCAAATTCTCTAATATTTTTATATCCTAAAATAGGAATACGTTGATATCTAGCTTCAGGATCACCTATTTTAGACATCCTTTTATACAGATAGTTATTATCTCTGTTGTACTCACCATATTCTGTCATATTATCAACGACACTATCTGTAATCATTACATAATCAGGATATTTAAAGTCTATATATAAAGCTTTATCACCAAGTCTTTCTTTCTCATCATCAGATAAAGGAACTTTAAAAGAACTCACTATTCCTGAAGCTTTTGGATTAGCTTTAGCATAATCTTCTAACGTACCAATTTTTAATTTAAAACTAGGAACTTTAGATAAATCATTAACACCAGCTTCAAGAATACCTGATTGTTTTATTAGCTTCTTGAAAGTATTATCATTCTCTCCTTGTTCTATAATAGTACCAAACTTAAACTTCTTACTATATGTCTTAGGATCATTTTGTACAATTTGTTTTATAAGTGTATCTAATGTATAAGGGTTATCAATTAATATTTCAGAACTATAAGTTGAGTTTAAGTCTTTCATAGCTTTGTTAAAGTCCTTATCAGTCATCAAGTATTCTACAGGTATAAATCTACCTATATTACCAGCATCTCCTGTAGCAAAAGGATATATAGCTAAGTCTTTAGCAAGTTGTCTTATCTCTTCTTTAGGGTGATTAACTAATTCATAGAAACCAGAAGCAACTATGTTTTCATCTATATCACCACCAAATGGTGATTTAAAACTCATAACATATGCATCACCACCTTTTATCTGAGCAGTTACATCTATATTCTTTAAGAACCCATTACTAGATAACTGTTTATCTCCGCTTTGTTTTATAGCAGCTACTCGCGCTCCAATAGACGTTGGTCCATTAATAAGTTTCTCTCTTTCTTCTATAGCATTAGAAAATAATTCAAGACCTCTTTCAGTAAATAAATAGTTCTTAATACCTCTAAAAGCATCATTATAAGTAGAAACAAATTTATTCTTACCTACATCAGTTAATCTAGCTACACCTGTAGTAGATACTAATGCACCGGCTATTTTATCAATAGACTTACTAACACTTATAGGAAATAACTTTTGATAATAAGATTGTGCTTTTATTAAAGAATTATTAATAGCGTTACCAATTTCTCCAATAGGTGATATATTAACCATACCAGTATTTTCATCTCTATCTATATTACCGGCTATTTTATCTAGATTTAAAAAGTTTGATGATGTTTTTAACTTCATCAATTGATTAATCTTTTGTTTAGTTGTAAATACGTCTGAACCAATACCTTTTGTATAAGTATATACACTACCAAGAATAGTGTTGAATTCTTGACCAAGATTATCTAATTTATCAAATAATTCAAGACTATCAAACTGTGTTGTATAATATTTCAATAGCATATCATTTACAGATTTAAAGTTTAAATCTGCAGCGATCTTCATAAGTTTTGTATCAGTTGTTGGTTGACTAGCTGTTACTTTATCTTGATACTCTTTATAACCACCATCTTGTAAAGCCATACCTACAACCCACATATCTTTTAATGTAGCTGGATCTAACACTTTATCTTTTCTATCAGGATCAGATAAGTATTGTTCTACTACTACATTAGCAGGAAGTAACTTATATTTTTCAATTCTCTTTATAAGAGAATCTTGTGTTTCAAGAAAAGCATTCTTTTTAGCGTCAGCATCATACTCACCAAAACTATCTTGTTTTTGTTCTAGTATATTGAAATATTTGTAAATAGTGTATTGAGATGTTAAGTTTGCGCTAAACTCAACAGATGGGGCGTTTCCATCTTCATCAGTTAACATACTAAATACTCCAATAGCGGACATAGATTTCTTATCCCAATTGAATTCTTTTAGGTTTTGATTTTTAACATTATCAACTGACTCTGTCATCATCATATTAACAACATCACCTATAGTACGCAATGGAAGTGTTTTACCTTTATCGTCTTTTGTTAATGACTCAGACTTACCTTCTTTACCAAGGTATAATAATTCTGTAACTGGTTTATTTTTATCTAATTTAACTTGTATACCGTTCAGTATAGCTTCACCTTCTTTATCAGTGTAACCTAGTGTAATAACTTTATCTTGAAAATCAGCTTGAGCTGAGATATAGTTTGCGAATATAGCAACCCCATCTTTAGCAGATCTGTTATCATTAAACCTATCAGTACTAGTATTAAAATCAAGAGGTAGAGAAGATGTAATATTTTTAGAAATACCGTATTTTTCTAATAACACATTTCTATCAGCTATCATTCCTTTTACTTCCGGTAAATCTACTGAGCTTGTTATCTTATCAAATGCTTCAGGATGAGTAAGAGCCGCCCAGTGTATATCTTTATACAACTGTAATAACTGTTCTTCATTCATACTATTTATATCATCTATAGATTTAAGATTATAGTCAGTAGACATTACTCTATCTATCTTACCATTATCGTTTCTTCTTATAACTGTATTAGAAAGATATGTAAATAATTTATCTACGTCAAAGTCAGATCCCATTTGACCGGTAATACCATCTGGTACAATAATACTGTTTTGTACATTACCTGATAAGAAACCTACCACTTCTATAGGAAGCATAGATGGATGAGACTGATTTGGAATACGTGACGCAATCATTTGAAACATATCATCAGTAAAAGCGTGTGTATCTAATATCTTTCTTCCAGTTTCATCTGTTATTATAAACTGTGATAAATCTATTAGTTTTCCTTTTTCATCTCTTATGTATTGTGATACTATTACCTGGGCCCCTTGTATCTTACCATCTTCATTACGAAGATATTTAAGAGTTGTTGGTTCACCATCTTTAATATGCTTATCAACCCAGATAATACCAGATTTTAAATTACTACTTGTTTCAGAAAAAGTATACTTGGCACCAATACCACTGACTTGAATAAAACTAGAACCGTTAACTTTTAACATTATGTTCTTGTTTATAAGTGAGTTAATTAGAGATTGATACTTGTTATACTTAAACTGTACTTCTAGTGGTATTTTAAACTTACCATCTGCGCCTAGCTCTAAAGCTCTAAGATCATTACTTGTATAACTACCTGTAGTATCTGATTTTATTACATCTGTAAGTAGTTTATGTAATCCTCTATGTGATCTACTCAAATCTCCAAGTTCATCATCTAATTTTTTAGTGGCTAACTCGAATAATTTACTTCTTACAGCTTCTTTATACTTTTTAAGTTCAGATCCTTTTAGAGATAAGTCTTTAAGTTTAAACCCATCACTTTCAAGAAGACCATCTAGAAGAGTACGATTCATCTGACTAATTGTCATTATATGATCTTTTTGATCAGGTACAACTTGTTGTTTTCTTAAACCATCTCTAGTTAGAGTTTGATAAAATGTATTTTCTTTACTGGTTAAATCTGGTATTACAAAATTATTATTCTCATCAAATAATTGTATAGACTCAGAAGGTCTACCAAGTTTTTTAGCTGAAGCAAAGTTGACAGATTGGATGTCATTGTTCTCCATTAATAGTCTCAACTTATTACGTTCAGAGTGTATTTCATTTTGAGGAATTAACGGAAACCTTGATGACTTAACATAATCTATCCTATTAAGATTTTCAGCTTCATTTACATCAGCAAACTGTACAGGTTTAATAGGACTCATCAGATATTCCATTTCTTTACCTGTAAGTTCATAATACTTATCTTTTGTATTTTTAGCTGCTTCTATTTTATCGTGGATAGATTGCCATATACTTAATGGTATATCTCCTTCACTCATTAAGAAATCTATATGTTCTTGTACTGTAGTAAACTCTTGAGCATCAGTTGTTTCACTACCGGCTATTTTAACATCTTTAGCTGTAACAGCTTTATATGTTGTACTACGATATTCTTTACCATTAACATTATTCCATATCCAGGTTCCTTGAGATCCTGGAGCTATAAGACCAGCCGCACGTTTAGAAAACTCATCCCATGTAGAGTTTATACATTTTAATTTATCATCAACTGTAAACTTAGTTATATCCGTTTCTGTAAAAGATTTACTATAACGTTTGAAAGCATTCATAGGATCAAAACCAAAAAACTGTAGGTTTTTAACCTGAGCATTCATATAGTTTGTCTTTAGATCCATTATCATAGTTAGAGCCAAGTTTCTATTTACCAAACCTGTTTGTCTAAATCTATTTACATAGTCTTTATTAAATAAATGAAAAGTATATACATCTTTATCACTTCTTCTTATAACATCATTTTCTACCAACTTTTCTAATTGTTTTTCAGATGACTTTATCATATCATCTAAAACAACCTGACCAATTAAAGCTCTATATTTAGATACATTATTTCCAGCATAAAGATCTTTTCTAAAGTCTTCAAGTCTTTCATCAATATTAATACTTGGAATAATATAAAACAACTTAGAAGCTGTTTGAAAATCTTCTACGTTAATACGATCACCGGCTTTTATAGAAGCTTGTATTCTAGATATTTCAGGAGCTACAAGATTCATATATAGTTTATTTTTAAATGCTTCACTATATATAGCCGCTCCAGTAGATTGACTTATACCAAAATCAACATTCTTACCCATTGGATTAGAACTACCACTTTCTTTCTTTTTAGAATCAATAAAGAATTCTTTATCTATAGTTGTTTGTAAACTAGATGTTTTATCAGATAAGGTAAAGCTAATATATGTGTTAGCTGTTTGATGATTTAAAAACATACTAACAGTTTGTTCTTTTGATGTAAAGTTTTTTCTTACTTTACCATCTCTATTAGATGACTCATCTCGGCTACCGTTAAAGTATTCAAGTTTAAACTTAGTCTTACCTGTTTTAGCATCATTCCAGAAGTCTAAATTAGGTTTAGCAAATGCAGATTTAAACACTCTATGTGTACTGGTACCTTTTTCTCTATCAGTTTCCCAGTTTCTTTTTATATTTTCAACATGTGATGTTTCTATATAAAGGTATTTATTTTTACCATCCGCGCTTGTAGCAGATACAACATTATACTTTTGAGGATTTAGATCATAGTACATAGTAGCTAACTTACTCATAGTCGTACCCTGATCTTGAAAACCATATTGATTTTCAAATGCAGTATTTAAATTATCATTATAACTCTTATATATATTATCCAACATATTATTAGGCGCAAACAAACTATCAAAAGTTTGTCCTTTTCTAATACTAGTAGCAAGATTATTATATATAACATTCATATCCTGGTCACTAAATGTAATACCAAGTGTATCAAAGAAGTTTTTAAATAGTTCTTTTTTATCACTATTTACTTCTTTAGCTTTTTCTATAATATTTTTTAATTGATCAACTTTAACTGGATTTGGAAATCTTTCATTTAATGCGTTAGTAATATAAAACCCTGTACTAGATGATACATGACTAGCAACCCAATCTCTAGCTACTTGTTCTTCAACAGAGTCACGATTATTTCCAAATATTTTAACATTACTAATTCCGGTTATATCATTACCTATTCTTTCAGATTTATATAATAAGATGTTTTCATTAGCATATGCTTTAGTAGCATATGTCACTATCTGATTAAGAACTGTTGTATCACCTTTATTTATATAATTAGCAATCTTAGCTTGTAAATCTCCTAAATAAGTTCTTGTTGCAGCGCGCTCAGCTAAAGCTTTATTAAACTCAGTCAACTTACTTTCATTGTTACCAAAGTTTGTAAGTTTCATTTTAGAACCAATGTGTAATATATCATCATTAACATCATCTGGACTAGCATATAAAGGAAGACCAAATTCTGTTTCACCTGTTTTAATAGTATGAAGTAAAGCTTTTACTCTTTGACTAGCTGTATCCCTTGTATTTGTTTGAAATTGTCTACCATCTGCAAATTGAGAACCTTGTTCAACAGCTGTAATTTCTATTTCATCTTTTTCATCATCTGTTTTATCATTATTCTCATCTTTAGTATCAACTTTTGTAATCTTGTTATTTTTTATAATAACACCTAGTTTAGAAAGATCAGCTGTAGCATATTCTTTATACTTATCAAAGTCTTCTACTAAACTAGAATACATAGATAATGCTTTACCTATATCTTCATAAGATTTAATATATTTAAGTGTTGGTAATAATTTTTGTATTTCACCAGAAGAATACTCTGGTGATGATACTACCTCATTATAAGTAGCTTCATCTGGTACACTATCCATTAATAAAATAAGTCCATTTTTAATATTATTAAAAGTATCTTTAATATTATTAAAAGCAGTAGTTGGATTAGTTGTTAACTCTACATTTGGAGTAATATCACCAATCCTTGCTAGTAACATTGACTTAACAGCATTTGTATACTTTATGGTATTACCAGTTTTAACATTTTCATTTTTTAAACTTTCTTGGATCTCTTCTGTAGTTTTAGTACGAATAGAATACTGTATTTTATTACCTTCAGATTGTTCATACTTATTAGCTTCTGGTATTTCACCATGAGCTAAGAACTCTCTCCAAGCATTAGTTTCACCAATTTTTTCTACAAGGTTATGCCACTTAGGACTTTTTATATTAGGACAAAGCATATTTTATTATTAAGATAGTTCTTCTAAATCATTCATTGCTTGAGTAATACCACTACATTTATCTTTAGCATCTTCTACTTCTTTATCAGAAATCTTTACAGCATTAAGTTTAGCTAAAAGCTTTTGAGCAGCTGTTTCTTTTGGAGCTTCTGATACACTCTCTGCTGTAACAGGAGTCTCAGATTTAACTTCTTCTTTTTGTTGAAAAGTAGTAATATCTTCTACAGGTTTATTAATAATATCCATTTTGATAACTGGATTAGCAAAATATATCCAGTCATTGTTATTATTTTTAGATGGGATTCCCTTATCTATAAATGTAGAGGCTCTCTCCATAATATACTGATTATATGGCATAGTATCAACTTTAAGCTTACCATCTTTTACAGATAAAGCTGTAATAGATTTCTCACTATTAATACCTTGTGATAATCCTCTTTCTGAAAATTTAACTGTAGTAAGAAGTTTTTCAAACTTTGTTTCTAACTCTGATGATATATTATTTCCAGGTGAGACATAATGTTTTTCAACACCTTTTTTACTATCTAAATAAGCTATAAATTGTAACATACCATCTTTTGTAATATTAAGTCTAGCTGATCCTAACGGTATATTAGGATTCTTATTACTAAGTTTTATAATACTTTTTGCAGAAAGCATCGTTATATAAGCGTTAATATAGTCTTTCAACATGAATACATCTGGTTTATCACCTTCTGTATATGTAGCTCCCATGGCTTTATAAACAGCATCAACTATTTCAGTGTCTGTTGTTGTTTTATCTGTAAAAGCTTTCCACGCTCTAGATATAAACTGAGCTTGATCTTTAGCAACTCTAGGTATTTGTATAAATGAAGGAAATAATTCACCTGTTGGTGTAGGAATCAATAATACAGGTATACCTTCGTATTTGCTTATATTCTCTAGAGAAAAAGCTTTTGTTGATATAACATTTCCTATAGTTTCTGAATCTATATGAATATTACCACCCCTTACAATACCAAACATACCATGTCTATTTTCAATACCGCCCTTACCTATTTCAGGATTAACTCTATCTTTTAACAATCCTAACTCATTTACTAATCTTATCATACCTATTGATTTATCACTCACTTGAGCGTTAAATACAAAGTTAGGATCTTTATTGAATTCGCTAATGATTTTCTTTCTTAATTGTTTATTCTTTTCTACTTGATCAGCTACAACTGTAGGAACCTTCATTCCTTTTTGATCATCTGGTATTGCAATGTGAACATAGTTATCACCCTTCTTAGTTTCTATCCAAGATGGTTCGTGTAAATGACCTATAAGCTCTTCTTTACCATTGAATGTTGCATACACACCAATAGGAGTTTTGTCATACTTATCTTCTTTAATTTTACCTTTCTCATCAAAGTTATCTTTGATATTATAAGTTTCACCGGTAAGTCTGTTAACTACAGGTTCATCTTGATTTGTAATAACTTTATAAGTAACAAAAGCTCCTGGCATAAACTGAGATGTAGCTACAGAACCTATATAGTTTTTATTAACTTCACCTCTTTCATATCGTTGTGTATTTGTATTAGTATCTACAACAACCGTGGTTAAATCTGTAGCATTAGCTAATGAGTTAAAAGGAGCAACTTGTTTAGCTCTTGAAATATGCTCAGTACTTTCTTCAGCTTCTTGAGCTATCTTTTCAATCTCACTTCTTTTGTTTAAACCTGGTTGATCAATATCTTTTACCACACCTTCTGCAGTGTATGGTTCATTAGAAGGTCTTTCTCCAGTTGGAGTATCTTCTTTTAATACACTTTCTTTTGTTTCAGATTTAGTAACCGGTTCTTTCTTTTGTTGTTCTTGTGTAGGTGTATACGGTTGTACATCTATTATTTCACCTGTGTCAGCATTAACAAAATCTTCTGGTACATATATACCTTCTTCATTCTTTTTTAAGAACATCTCTACATGATGTTCTTTATCTTCATCATCTAAATATGTAAAAGTTGATTTTTTTTCTTCAATATCAGGGTTGGCTAAATCTGCCGGTGATATTATATTTTTCTCTACTATTCTTCCAACTTTACCATCAAACAACATTTTACCTATAACCTTTTTTTCTGGTTTAGGTTCAAGAACAGGAGCTTCAGTTTTTTTGTCAGCTTTTTTTTCTAAATCTTCAGAACTGTATTTAGCATTATGTAACATGTTATATGCTGCTATATGTCTATTAACAGCACCACTTTTTATCCACTCATTCTTAGATAATGTAAAGTTTTCATTTTCTTTCTTCTCATTATCATACTCTTCATTAATAAAATCTTTAAAATGATTTATATCATATACAAGTTCAGTAGGTTCTTCTTTTGTTTCTACAGCTCCTGGTGTAGCAGCTGGTGTTTTTGAAGTAGTCTTTGTTTCTTCTTTAAGATCCTCAGCTGGTATACCTGAAGCTTTTTTTATTTCTTCAACGTGTTCTTTATGAAATATCTCATTTACTTTTTCATAAGCTGACTTCATAGAAGCTGTTACAAGCTTAAAGTTTTTAGGATCAGCTAATAGGTTAACAGCATCAACATAAGCTTTATTATCTTTATTGAGTTTTATATAATCAACAAATTTTATAAAGTTATCATCTACATCTTCTTTAGAAAGAACTGTAGATAATTTAGACTGTTCATTAAAATGATTTACTAAATCCTTAAAAGTGTTATAAGCTCTTCTTTCAACAGCTGGAGAAAATGATTCTTCATCATTACTCATAATAGAATCATGAGCATCTTTCCACGCGTTAGTCAATTCAAGTTCTATTTTTTTAGATTTAAGAAGTTCTTTTTGTTCTTTAGAAATAGTACCATCAAATTGTTCTAGATTCTTAATCTCTGATGTTAAAGTATTAATACTATCTTTTATAGCTTGTTCACTACCCATCCTAGTAAGAATTTGAATAGATGATCCTCCTATATTTTTGTTTTCACCAAGTTCTTTTTGTAAAGCTACAGCTCTTTTAACAGATTGTTTAGCTTTATGAACATTAGTAGTTAATATTTCTATAGCATCATCTACAGCAAGTTTAGATAACTTTATTTGATTATATGTTTCTTTATCATTATTCTTATATAACTCTGGTATTACTATATCACCATACTTATCTTTAAGGTTACTATAGGTTGTATAATACTCATCCAGTTGTCCAGCAATATTATTCATAAAAGCTTTTACATTACTACGGTTTTCCTTTGTAGGATCCATATTAAACGCTTGTTTAAATTCTTCGTCTGTTTTTATATCATCACCTAATTCTTTAATACTATCTCTTACAGAATCATACATATTAAGTTTTATAGCGCTACCAACCATTTTAGCAAATGCGCTATCTTTATAGTTGTAGAATACATACTTATTATGATTTTTAGCTGCTTCTTCCATTGATAGAGCAGCTTTATTTTGTATTTTAATATTAGCAATCCATTCGTTTTTAAACTTAGCTTTATCACTAGTATACCATTCATTTACTAAAGCTATATTTTCTTTAGCTCTCTGATATCTTGTTTGATATTCAGCATCTTCTTTTCTTCCTTTAGAATCAGCTCTGAGTTCATTTACATGTTCAATAACTTTTGATCCTGGAGATAATAAAGCTCCGGTTAAAGCTCCCATTAAAAACGTCTTTAAACCTTCTTCACTACCAACTTGATCAATAAAACCAGATTTAATATAATCATATTTATCTAAACGTTTCTGTAGACTGGTGTCACCATATCCTTTAGACCCATGATATAAATCATAGTAGTAATCTTCAAGACCTTTGTCAGAAGCACTTTGTATAAGTTCTTGTAAACCTTCACTACCTTCTATTTTCATTAACCCTTTACCTAATATTTTAGTAGCTTCCCAAGCTGCAGCTTTTTTACCAAAATCTTTAGATATTTCAGGTACAGCACCAAGACTACCAAAGAACCAATGTTTAGCATAAGCTTTTTCAAGTTCTTTTTCACCTTGTTTAATACTTACTTTATAAGCTTCATTTTCTAGTTCATGTACACCTTCATTGAATATACGTCTTGTAGAGTTAAAACTTTTAAACATATTATCAAACTGCATTCTATTCATAACAGATAACACTCCCATATTAACCCAAAAGTTATCATGAGATGCGTTTTCAGCTGTTTGTTTTATTTTTTCTAAATCGTCACTGCTAGGTTCTTTACCATTCTCTTGTATATAATTATTTACCAGTTTATCTTGTAATTGTTTATATGTAGAAGCCGCTTCGTATATAGCTTCTGAACGAGCCATATTAAACTCACTAAGAGTTCTTTTAACTCCTCCTATACCAGTCATAGCTAATTGTAAAGTTCCAGCTCCAGCTTTATTAAGCTTTAACATTTCATCAATAGTTCCATAAAGAGGAACAACTTCTTTAGCTATATTAGCTATACTGGATGTAACTCTTTCTGATCTTAATAATTCTGAAGAAACTTTACGAGTATCATTAATAAGCTCACTAGCTTTTATAAAGTTAGATCCCATACTAGCTACACCTATACCTTCAAAAACAGTACCCACACCAGCTGTTAAAAAACTTTCTAAAGCAAACTGTAAACCGGCTCCTATAGCAAAACCGCTTTGTTGTAACATACTACCAAAAAACTGTCGGTTCCAAACACTATCTTTAGAATCTTTAGTATCGTATAGTGCATACTTGTTAAATATATCTTCTTGTTGTTTAGATAAATCATAACGTTCTTCTTCACTTCCCATAAGTTTAGAAGAATCCCAATTAAATAAAGCGCTGGTCATTCTTCCCCAACCTTTCCAACCTTCTTCAAAAGTTTCTAAAGCTAAATTAGCACCACCCCCAATGGCTCTACCAATGGTATCACCCCAGGTCATTGCTTCACCGTATTTATATTCTTGTCTATCTCCAGCTCCCGGTGTATAACCAAAAGCTTGAAAGTTTCCAGATTGAGAATATCTTGAATAATCTTCTCCAGTACCAATTCCTTTACTTTGTTTTAAAAAGTCAAATGATGGAGGAGCTGCTAACATTTCTTGATTCATTTTATCAGCTGCAGCAAATACATCAAAATGATTATTATTTTTTTTAGAATTATTTAAATCAATACCACCTTGTAACGATGTATTTAACGCTTGATTAGCGCTAGTTTTACTTATTAAATCAGTTATTGTTTGACCATTGATAAGATTTGTAGGTGTATCATTTGTATAACTTGACGCTATATCCTTCATTTGACCTAAAGCTAAATCTCTACCTGTCTGACCTATTGAATCTAATGTATTAGATTGTAGACTAAGCCCAGACGGTTGAATTGTATTATCTGCCATAAACTTATTTTAATAGTGGATAGTTAAAGGTTGGTAATGTATAAGATGGTATTGTTGGATTAGATGATCCAGCTCTATCTTTTTCTGATTTTATACGAGTTACAATATATGGATTAATTACAGTTGACATCAGTCTATTTTCAAATTCTTCAAAACTTTCTTTAGTAAAATCATATTGATAATCATAAGGACTCTTTACAAGATCAGATCCATACACTCCTGTTGTTTTATCAGCTAATTGAGCATAAACTATATATGAGCCATGATCAGCTCCTTTCATAGCTGGTTGCATTTCTATCTTTATTCCCATATTTGAATAATCAAAGATAGGTTTTGGTTCAAATGTTTCAGCATTTTTTATTCTAGAATACTTATCTACTTTATTTACTTCATTGTATATTTTAAATATCTCAGGACTTCCTTGATCTACATTAATAGGAAATAAATAACGTTTTTTATATTTACTATCATCTTTTTCTTTTGGATCAAAAACAACTTCTATAGCTAATCCATTGTTAGCAGAAGATCTAGGATAAATCTTAACACCTTCATCAGCTACATTTTCTTTATAATTAGCTAATATCCTTCTTATATTTAAAGCATCTTCTGGCGCTACTGGTGTAGGTATATCAGTACCATCTTTATATTCCCATACTTCAGAGTTAGCTTGAGTAACAGAAACAAGATCACTCATTGTTTCATCTTTATCTTTACCACGAATATTAAAAACAGCTGAGGCCATTGCTCCTTTTTGTAAAAAATCACTACTTAATCCAGGAATAGGATAACGTGTTCCTATTTCTTTTTTTAGTTTTATATAAGCATCTGGTTCAGCTCTTAAAATATCAGATGGTATTGATAATTTTTTATTATTATATTCTAGTTTTCTAAATGTAGCACTTTCTTGATCTCCACCAAGAACATCCATATTTGCGCCAAATAAAAAAGTAGTAGTAGAAGCTTTTAATTTTCCATTTATAAAAGCAGCTGATATTTCTTTTATGTCTGAATCAGTAAGTGGTATTCCACCATTAGCATCTTCAATTCTTTTTTTATTAGATTTAAACCACCCTTCAACTGTTAATTGATTTATTAATTTAGTATTATCATCAGTTAAAAGATTACTAATTTCTGGATTAACTTTTATATTTTTAGCTAACTGAGAAACAACAGCTTTTTCAGATGAATTAATTAAAGTACTTAACTGAAGTGTATTACTCATTAATGATTTATGATCTTCATATTGTTTTATATATCTCCAGTTTTCTTCAGTACATTTTAATTTAGGAATACAAAGATCTAACATACCTGTCCAATCTGTTGTACCTAAAGATTTTTTCCATTCACTTGCTACTTTATCAGCTAAATCTTTATTACCAGTTTGTACAGCATAGTTTCTTAATCCTTGATTTAAAGCATTAAGAGCATTAGCTTCATTCTGATCATATGTAATACTATGACCATCTGTTGCATTAGCTGAAAGAGCTTTTTGAAAATAAGACCTTAAAGCTGGTATATGTTTTACGTCTATACCTAATGATGGAAGAATACCTATAGCTCCTTGACCAGCACCCGGTCCTCCAATTAAAGATGTAAGAGATGCACTAAGTGATGTTCCTAATTGAGTTTTAAGATTATCTAAACTATTTACTATACTAATTTGTGTAGCACTAGTTCCACCATAAGATGAAACATTACTCACTTTATTTTTACCATTACCTGTAGCTCCTTCTCCAGTTGGTGAATCAGCTCCAGGTAATTTACCAGTTTTTAAATTCTCTATAAAATCCTCATGTCTTTCTTTAAGATCTTGACCTTCTTGTTTAATCTCAAGTCCTTTACTTTGTAATAAAAAGTTATTTAGATTTTTAATACTATTGTTAAGTTCATCATTAGCTTTAAAATAAGCTTGGTTTTCTTTTATCTTTTTAGTACCGTAAGACGATCTAAGATTCGCATATTTATTTACAGCGTCTTCTTGAAACTCATTAGTAAATATTTGTTCAGCACCTCTACCTTTAAATGATTCACCATATTCTAATCTTTTACTTATAGCATTAGGATCATCATCTTTCCCAAATTGTGTAATAAAAGAGTTGTAACCATCTTCATATTGAGATTTTAAATTATTAAACTCCATTTCTAAAGCGTTAGCTTTTTGTACAGCTAACATTTTTTGTGAAGAACCATCTGGTAGATTACCTGCAACAGCTCTAGCTGTTGTTAAATCAGCAAGTTTATCTTCATTTTCTTTTTTTAAATTATTTAAATAATCTTTTTTTATAGTTTTAGCTTGATCATAATGATTTAAACCATATTCATATTTTATCTGATCATCTGATTTACCAATATTTTCAGGTTTAGATTTGACTAATTCGAGTAGATTTTCAGATCTAGATTGTCCAAGTATTTGATTTTGTTGTTGAAAAACCGAGTTATTAGCTAAAACTTCTTTAGCAAAAGCTTTATACTTTTTTCTATGCATCTCTCCATTCTCCACAGTATATATATATGTACCACCATCTATATCATCTTCAAACTTAACACCTTGATCTTTTGCTGCTTTTTCAACAAGTTCTATAGGATCAACATATCCAAAAGCTTTTCTACCTTCCCATTTATATTTAGATATATCTCCAGTCTTATCATTTCTAAGACTATCCATATCTCTTCTAACCCAATTATAAATATCTTGATTAAACTTTTTACGTTCTTCAATATTTGAAGAAGTTCTCCAGTTTTCCATTTCAGCTAATTGTTTTTTATTATTAGCGGTAGCTGTAGCATCAAACAAAAAAGCTTTATCATTAACCATTGGAGCAAATACATCATTAGCCGCAGCAACATTTTGTTGTTGTGATAAATCAGATGATGATATACTTTGTAATTGTTGTTGAGCGTTTTTTAAATATTGATTTCTACGTTCTGTATTAATAGGACTAGATAATTCACTATTTAAAAAGTTATAAGCACTAGATACTTGACTCAAACCTTGTTCATAGTTTTGAGTGCGTTTTTCTAATGTATATCTTAAAAAATTATAATCGGGTGTGAATAATTGGGGAGCCGAGTTTATATCGGTCATACCACTCAAAAAAGTTGCCATATACTATATATTAAGAAAAAATTTTTAAAGTTTAAAACCAAACTTATCAGGTTTAATTGAAACCTTTTGTTATTTCGGTGTATCCTTTAGGTTGTCCCCAAGCTCCTGTGGTAGCTCTATTGGTTTCTGTGTGCATCTTAGCAAAGTTATCAAGATAATGATTGATTCTATTATTTCTTTCTGTAGCATCACTTATATGAGCAAACATCTGATTAGCTCTTTTATATTCATCATTATATTTTGTTAAGAAATCTTGATTTTCATTTGTACCGATTCCGCGTGATTTATTAAACATATTTTGGGCGCCTGGTCCAACAAAATAACCAAAACCACCAGATGATGGATTAGATCTAAAATATGGTTCAGACATATTCAAATTATAAGTGTTAGCTGCATTAGTAAATCCTTGGTTAAGTGCATTAACAAAGTTAGTTCTACCTTCTCTATTAGCATTATCATATTGTTGATTAGCAATAACATTACCTTCCCAAAGTTTAGTTCTGTTTTGAGCTCTTTGAGCAGCTTCTGAGTTAGTAAGACCAGTGTTATATTCAGCAAACTGATTAGCTGTAGCTGTATTCTTAGCACCAACACCACCTATTACTCCAGCTAATTGTTCAGCTTGTTGACCAGCTAAAGAACTTAGATTAGAGTTTAAAGCGCTAGATGGTCCATATATTCCACTTACTCTAGCATTATTTTGATAACCAGATTGTAAAGCTCCCGCTTGTCCTCTCCAATCTTCAAATGTAGGAGCCGCGTGTTGTAATGATACATCAGGTATATAAGGAAGATACTTTTTATTACCAGCCCAGTTAGCTGTAGCATTAGTTAAGTTTATCTTATCTTGTAACCACCAAGGACCACGATCTGGAATAGCTTTATTAGAAGTAGGTGTAAAACCTGGTACATTAGGTATTGTACCTTTATTACTATTATCTACAACATCATAAGTCATATCGTGTTTTTGAGGTATTTCTTTTTCTTTATCCCAAATAGGTTCATTTAAAAGATCAAATGTTCTACGTCCAGGTTTATTATCAACAAAACCTTTTCTATTTGTTGGACCATGATAAGTTTCACCATATTTATTCCACATATTATTAATAACAGATGGATCACTTTTTTCATGTTCATCATAAATATAACCTTGTAATTCATCCATACTTTTAAAAGGAGAACCGTGACGTTTTTCCCAATAAGGAAGTCTTTCATATTGACTTTCACTATCTCCTATAAATAAAGAATCTTGATTAGTAGGTGTTGTATGTCCAGCTTTTGTATTAGCTACATTAAAAGGTTTAAACCAAGGATATTTAGAATGTAAATCAGCTCCTCTCATTATACCATTAATATTACCATAATCTGTTCCACTAGATTGACTATTTTGTGTGGCTGTTTGTAAAGGATAAGGAATAGTAGATACAGTAGATGGCCCAGTAGCTCCTTGATACTTTTGTAAATATCCACCATAAGCAGCTTGTTCTAATTCTTGTTCTTGATCTGTAGCTACTTTAGGACGACCTTGAGGAAATCCTTTCATACCTTCTTGTATATCAGCTAGTTTAGATAACTTAGCGTTCATATTAGTGATCATCATCTCAGCGGTCTTCTTAGCAATAGGATCAGATAATGGATCTTGTAATATAGCTTTATATTTTGTAATGTTATATTGTTTAGCTATATCAGCTGGAGTAATACCACCGGTTGGAACAGATGTCTTTCCAAAATATTTTAATATATTAGAATCTTTAATCTTCATCTTTTTAGTATCAGAAAATATAAAGCTTCCTTCAGGAACATTAAGAGTTGTACCACCTTCAGAGTGACGTCTTCCTCCAATCATCTTTTGTTCTAATATTCCATCACCATCAAGATCACCATATACAGTTTCTCCTTTTTCAGCTTCTATATTAGCTTCATCACGAGGAACTTCTTGTATAGTGTTAGATGCGTCAGCAAAAGAACTTTGATTCATTTTAGAATATGTATTACGTTGACCTAAATCAAATCCATATCCTTTTTGTCCACCATAGGCCATGTGATCTATAGAGTCTGGGCCCGCTGTTATACATATTTTCATATTAGATGTTTCACCTCCGGTATCAAAAATACCTTGTTGTTTAAGAATTTTATATAAATGTGTATCTTCATTTTTAACTATACCTTTTTGAACTATATCAAGTTCTTCATTAGTTAGATCACCAACTTTTTTATGAACTAAAGATGGCGCTATTGTATTAGCTGTATAAGCTCCTGGTCTATTTACATCACCTGTTATCCATCTATTTATAGCATGTGTAAGATCAAGATTAGCATATCCTTTATTTGTTAACAAAGCTTTTTGAGCTTGTAATCCATGTTGTAAATCAGGAAAATAAGCGTAATTACCTGGTTCTCCATCTGGTCTAGGACTACCTGGCTCAGCTCCAAACTTTTTTGTAAATGGTGAATACATCATGTTACCAGGATTATTATTTCTTACACTAATACTACCTTTAGATTTATTATCTATAAATGAGTGTTGCGTAGATACATCACTATTTCTAATAGGTTTAGGTCCATATGTTGAACTTGGGCCTAATAGTATTAAAGAAGAATAATCATTTCCACCTACTATATTGTCTGTAACAAAACCAGGGTCGGTATTTATTGTTGTTCCAAACTGAGCTTGAGGTGTAGAAAAGTTATTAGTATACATTCCTTTACTTTTAAACCCAGTCTCATTAGGTCTAAACATACCGTTATTTATATCATAGTCTCCTCTATTACCTGATTCATTACCAGGTGTAACCGCATATGCATTATCTGTTAGATTACTATCGCGAAACTTTTTATACCAGTCTCTTTGTTTTTGTGGTTGTTGTATAAGATTTCCAAAAGCATTACCTAGTTCTAAAGTATTATAAATACCCATACCTAGTCCTTTACTTTTTTGTTTTGGTTTTGAGTTTTGTTTTGGATTTTCTTTAACTAATTCTGGACTAGTTTCATCTAAATTATCTTCATCTTGTACAGTAGAATAACTATTAATCGAATCACCTACATTACCAGTAGTTGTAACACTACCATTAACACCCATTATACTTTGAGCTGGTAGTGGTATTCTAGGTGTGATTGTTGTTTTAGGTTGAAAAGGTTCAGTATTAGCTTGAGTACCTGCATATTGAGAAAAAGAATTTATAGGATTATCCATAGATACACTAGCGTATCTTGGATTAACTGTCTGATTTACTCTTGGTATATTAGATAAATTAGGAGATTTAGGTTCATCATCCAATTCTCCCTGTGGTTTTCTAGTCCAATCAAAACTATTAGACATCCATGGATTCTGATTAGGTAATGATTGTGGAGCTTTCCAGTTTTGTTGAGGAGTATCAATCTGACTATTAAGAAATTGAGCTTTCTTTAAACCCTGTCCTGTTATTCTTATTTTCATAGTTCTTATAATTTTTCAAATGTATAACCCATTTGTTTTAGGTATTGAGCTTGTTCTGGAGTAACATCCATTGTTTGTCCTATAGATATACCACCATCTTGCATATACTGTCCACCATATTGTCCACCGGTTTCATGTTTCCACTTAGCAGCATTTTGAGCAAATATAGCGCGCTTCTTAGTAATAGGATTTTTAGAATGAGTTAATTCTTCTGTAGATTTACCTGTAGCTTTTTTAGTTGCGGTAAACTTACCTTTATTAGCTGGATTAATATGTATTCCACCATACTTCATACCAGACTGACCTTGATCTTGTCCACCACCTTGTTGTTGTTGCATCTGTTGAACAACAGCTTGTACCATTTGTTGAGCTTGATCTTGTGGTACACCTTCTTGTACAAGTTCTTGTACTATCTGATTTGGATCTTCACCTTGTTGTAACTTCTGAGCTATCTCTTGCATTATCTGTTGAGGATCTACACCTTGACTTTGTTGTGGTTGTTGTCCACCATCTTGATAATATCCACCATAAGCCATATGTGGTCCTATTTCATAATAAGGAGGATACTTAAACATATGAGGATATTCTAAAGGAGCTGAGCCACCATCAGCATAAAAAGCATTACCACTCCAATTAGCTCCAGTAGATTTATGTCTTTGTCCATCATTACCCATATAGTATCCACCTTCAGAATACTCTCCTTTTATAATTTTAGACCATCTTTGTTTTTGTAAATCATTTAACTCTTTTAATTCACGTTGAGCTCCTGTTAAATTATAATAAGGACTTTGAGGAAAAAGATCTTTATTTGGTTCAGCTCCTAACTTTTCTCCAAGTCTTGCTAGTTTACTAAATGTATAAACAGGCATATCTACATTAAGTTTTTCCCATCCTAATTTAGGAAGACTTTTTAAAACATTATAACCAATTTGAAAATTTGACTCTGGATTACTATTGAATGGTTGATCTTGATTTTTTACAAAAACTGGATTATCAGATCTTTTTACATACGTGGCATCACTATTTTGTCCACCTTTTTGATAATGATGATTATCAACTTGATAAGGATGTGTAGTATACCCACCATAAGCGTATTCTGTATCGTAATGATTCAATCCACCACCCATTTGCATCTGAGGCTGTCCTTGTTGTTGAGCCATCATCTGTTGACCTTGACCCTGTAGACTTTGCATCATTTGTTGTAAAGCTTGTTGTTGTTGTTGGGGCTGCATCTGTTGTAACTGTTGCATAATCTGTCTAGGATCAGATCCAGAAACTTTAGCGTAAGCTTGGATTATCTGCATAATCTGTTGCTGTTGTTTATTACCAGACGCGCTTCCACCTCTAGCCATAGTTTTAAGATGTTTAGCTTCAGGATGAGCCGCAAAGAAAGAAGCTTCATTAGGGTATTTATCGTAAAACTCTTTCTGAGTCTTTACATTTGCTATCTTTAAAAATTCACTTTTCATAATATAATATAATCTTTATTTATCTGTTTAACTAATTATAGTTGTCTAACCAACCACCATTTTTCATTTTAATAGTTCCACCACACTTATGACATGTTAAAGGATCTAATCCTCCATCTGTTGCTTTCCATGACCATCCACAATTAGAACATGTAACAGACTTACTAAGAAGTCTACCACCATTCTTTTGTTTAGGAATAAATCTTCCTCTTAATGAAGTATCTGTATTTCCATATTGATGATATTCTTCTTTACTTATAGGATTACCAATATAATTACCACTGTTATCTCTAAGTACAATATTATTACCAACATAAACAGGTGTTCCTAAATATGTGTTGTTTTCATCATACACAGGTCTGGCGCCAAATCCTTGATAAGGCTGTTGAGTAGATATTTGTTGATTAGACAAATGTTGTGGAACATCTCCTTCATCTATATTTAACTTATTAGGTATTATTTGACCAGGAGTTAAAGGTTTATATTGTTCTGACTGTTTAATTATTTTTTTAGTACTATTAGTGGGAGTTAAATATATATCTTGATGTTGTGGTTTAATAGATTTTTGTTTGGGTTGAAGATAATTTTTATCCTCTATAATCTTTTCAGCAGGTGTACGCATACTATAGGGTTTAATATCAGTTGGATCGTAAGATGGAATATCTATGAAATCACCTACTAATGGATCACCTTCTATTTCATTTATATAATGAATAATTTTTTTAGGTGGAATTCTTCTATCGTATAATGCAAAAGGAGCATTTGTATCTAAAATAGATGTAGCTAATTCCCTTTGCTTAAATTTATTTGAATCTACTATTTGTCTAATATCACTATCTTTTAAAATTTCTGTTTTACTAGAAGGATTACCAAACCAATTTTTAGAAGGTATTGTTGAAGGAAATCTCCATTTATTATTAGCAGCACGATCTAAATTTTCAAATTCATTTCCTTTAGAAGATAATTGTTCACTACTTTTTTTATATTTTTTATAATAATTCTGTAATGCTAATGTATTATTATATAAAGCTAAACTATCTTGTGATGTAGGTTTACTGCCACCATTTTGCATTATAGGATACTCTGTTACATACTCTCCATTAAATTTATAATCTTTACCAGGTTCCATATACTGTATATGTCCTGTATTCGATACTCCTATCAAAGGTTTAAAAACACCGCGCATAGTTATATCATTAGATGGTATACGTGTAATAGAACCAGGATGGGCCCATTGTCCCATAGGATCAGTTATTATATTTCCACCTTTATCATAACTATTCATTTTATAAGATGCTGGTAGATTCATAATACGTGGAGAAAGAGGATCACCATATGTGCCACCTTGAGCATATTTATTTAACCATGATCCATCTTTTATATTATCTACATCAGCGGCTTTTTGTGAAAGATGTAATATGTTGTTATAAGATTTGCCTAATCTACTTAATTGTGGTAAAAGTGGACCTTTTGTAAGAGCTGCATCCCATCCTGTAGGAATTTTTCCTTTTATAAATGGAATAAAGTTTAATACACCTTCACCTATATCTATCAATCCTTTTTTAGTTTGTCCATCCATTAAATATCTACTTCCTGTATAAAAGTCACCTACAGTATTAAGTAAATCTATACCTTCTCCTAAAGGAGTTTCTTTAATAGGTGTTGTAGATAATGATATAGTGGCTAATTTAGCTTTTAAATCTTTAACACCTTGTGTTGGTTCGTAAGGTTGTTTATAATTTCTAACATAATTTACATCATCTATAGAAGTATCTTTTGAAGGAATTACTTTGATATTATTTTTGATATCACCATTAGGGGTATAACCTATTTTAGGTTTTACATTACCACCCCCCTGGTATTTATCTAACCAACTGGGACCCAAAGAATCAGAGATAAAAGGAAGAAGTTTTTTCATTATCTAGGAGAATTAAGATTTTTAACATTAGAGATTTTAAATAGAAGCTTTTGATTACCGGATAAAGATTTTCTTAAAAACACTTTATTAATAGTGTGTCTAAACTTCTTACGTTCTAAAGAAACTTTATCATAATTTACATACTCAGGATTAATTGGATACTCATATCCATTAGCTGAGGTATTAAACATTGGAACATCTATAGATGAATTACGCTCACCACGGTCTTTTGTTATATCCCAAAACTGATTAAATCTATATTTCTGTTCTACTTTAGAAAAGTTAATATCTATATGATCAGAATATATTTTAGGATACCCTAATATAGTTAATGGATTATTTCTATCCATTAAATTAAGATGTAATGTTCCCGAAATCTGTTCTGAGTTATATACTATGGCGTAATCAAAGTTTGTATCTAATACATGAAACTTATCTTTACAATCATTATGCATCTTATACACTTCAAGAAGATACTCAATGTTTCTTACAGAGTTAACTTGTTGACCAGTAGATGATACAAACTCAATATCAAATGGATAATCTATTCCGTAGAAGTTACAATAACTATCACATCTTACATTATGCATCCATATAGAATCACTATTTACAGACATAAGATGTAATCTACCAGCTAAAGTTAATGTAGGAATCCAGTCATGGAATGATATCCACATCTTAGATTTAGGATCAAATGACGCGGTCCAAGATGCTTCCTCAAAATAAGTTGTATCAGTGAGTTCTACTTTTTGTCCATTGTTATAAAAATTACCATTTACATCATATGTTAGTTTGTCTGTTAATGGTTTGTAATCTTTTTTAGATACATAAATTATTTCATTAGTAGCATCATAACTCATCTGTACACCAACTCCAATTATAGTGTTATCATCTTGAATATATCCTGGATACACTTTTAAAAGCTGTGAAGGAAGATATTTAGCAAACCAATACTTCATCATTCCATTAGCTGTAATATCCACCATATTTTCTCCTTTATGAGGAGCGTATACAAATATTTTACCTTGATTTTGACTTACCCAGAATACACCATGAGTTGTATTTATAGATGAGAATCTACTTTGATTAGATCCATATTCATAACTATCTTCAGCATTAGCTGTAGATTGTAAGTTTTGATTATTTGCAAATAAAGCTCCATTACCTATTGTAACAGCTGTATTAGTACCATTTAATTTAAGTTCTTCTGTACCAATAAACATAACAGGTGATGCATATTTCATCATAAACAACGCTCCTGTTTTATTTATAGCTTTTATAGAAGTTACTCTACTTCTAAAATCTTTAAAATTATTAGCTAAAAATAATCTCCAAGCATCTTGTTTACTTTGATCATTTTGCGGAAGAGAATATATTACTCTATTTGGTCTATATACATAACATGTAGATGCAGTAGTAGGATTATAATCTCTTGGTAACATATTACCCCACGATATAGAACTATTAAATAACTTAGAAATACTAAGACTATAATCATATTTATAGAAGTTACCACTTCTAATTACATCACTTCTAAAAAGAGAAACAAGATCTGTATATCTGGCCGGGTCATAATGTCGTTTAGCTATATCATCATCCCAATCTCTATATCCTAGATTTATCTCGCTCTCTACAAAAAAGTCTCTTACCCCAGAATTAAATAAATAAAAATATCCTTTTCTTACATAAGTGATTTCTGATTCACGTTTATCTAACACTCTATATTTAGATGATGTCATTAATAATGAACGTTTTTGTTCAATACTGTTAAGCCAAAATCTAGGATATGGTACGTTAGTGTATAATGTATAATCATACTCTATCTCATCTGGTTCACCCATTAACCAAGAATTAAAAAAGAACATTGTATTCTTTTCTGTAAAACGGTTAATATAAATATCTCCTCCAAACATAACATCAGATGATACAACTTGATTCTTTTTAGGATTAGAAGCTTGTATACATGTAGATATAGGAAGTTGTTTAATACTTTCTAGTTGACCATATTGTGACGGAAGACTTGTTTTCAAAGCGCCATAGTAAGATGATATATTAGTTGTATTATTTACATTTAGTTCTGTATTAATATCACCCATAGTATATCTACTATTATCTTGAAGTGTTGGGTTTGGTAGTGTTTTACTTGTTTTTACCACCACCACCTTACTTCTGTTTAGATTATTTATTTGATGACCTACACCAAACTGTTGTACACCATTTCCAACATAAGAAACATCTATTACTTTTCTACGAATATTTCCCGCTTTATTTGTTACTGATTTATTATAGAATCCATGACTAGTATATTGAGCAGCAAACTGTCCTTTAGGTATTAACATCATCATTAGAGAAAGAAACTTTTCTTTCTGTAACTCAGCAAATGTTGCTATAAATATAATAGCTTGAGCAGCTTCTATTCCCCAAGTAACTAAGTTACCAACATATGCAGCATCACTAGCTAAAGTAGCTAGTGAAGGTACTAAAGGTGCTCCAGTAGAACTTACAGTTGGTAAAATTGATGATGCTGTAGGAAACGGAGGAAGGGGGCCTATTTTCATTCCTATAGGATTATCCGCAGTAGCGCCTATTTCAATTCCTTTACTAAATATTGTAGCTGCAGATATAACACCAACTATACTTCCTATTACAGAGTCCGCGTCAGTTAATACTTTAAATTTAGGATGTTTATAAGGAGTGGTAAAAGATCCTGTAGATATACCATTCAATTGTTGATACACCTTAACTTCACTAAGACTTAAATAAGGATTACTAAAAGAGACTTCAGGACTATGAAAACTAAATATATCTTGTCTATATCCACTCATCTTACTACTAGAAGGTGTAGCGGATCCATTATATCCATCTTGTTCTTCAGTAGTTAAATAACTATCAGCTCTCAAATCATTATATGGATAGTTTTGCATTAATCCTTTATTAGAGATATTTCCTGGAATAGGATATTCTCTCATATTATTTAAAAGACCTTTTGCTACTATTGTTTTATTTCCTTCTCTTGATCCTCTTAATATTTCATACCCAACTATAGAACTAATAATATCACCATTCTGATCTAAAGGATGTGCTATATTATCAAACTGTACACCTAATATATTTATAGATCCTCCATCATCACTAAAATGATTTAACATATCACTTATAGATACATCTGGCATCTTATGATGTCTTATAGCTTGACCACAAAGCGGTCCCCATATATCAGGTCTATCTCCAGGATATTTTTCTGTAGATTCCCAATATCCCATTAATCCTTTAGCTATCACAACACCACCATCAGAAAGTGTTGATTGAGTAGAAGATGTTATAACAGCTGTGTTTTCAATCTGCCACTTTTTAATAATAACACCTTCTAATGATTCAAATGCATCTAAACTACTAGAATCACTTAATTCATCAATTGATCCTTTTCTACCCGGTATGTGATAACTTTCACTAAACTCACCAGTATTATAAACCCATCTTATAAAGAATGAATACTGCTCATCTCTCATATATCCGGTGTTATTACCGCCTTTAGAATAATAATCAAAAGGATATTTAACAACAACCCAATTAGCTTTTATATCATTAGCTTGTAACTGATAGTTAAACTTATATTTACTATATACGCCTAATCTAAGTACATAGTTATTAAGTGTATATATCGCATCAGATTTTTCTACAGGCTCTGTTCTTAACACCACCTCACTTAATGGAACATTAACAAACTCATTATCAAGTCTATCTATAAGAATAGTTCCTTGACTAGTAGAATAAAAGCCGATACTTTTAGCAACTGTTTGTTGATTAAACGCAGCTATTAATACAACTTCAAACTCATCAAAAGATGAATCCATATTACTAATAGTGAGTTTAAGACTAGATGATGTATTCTCATGTGTAAAAACACTTTGTACTTCAGAAAGACCTATAAGATCTGTAACTCTTACCTGATTTACTGTATAAGCTATACACACTTGATATGATCCGTTAGGTAAACTTCCCGCGGATACACCCTTAGTAAGAATTAAACATGGGTGTTGTATACGAGGAACAATTCTTATTTTCTCACAATCTAATGTTGAAGTATATTTTTTAAGTATACAACCATTAACATTAGTTTCTGTATATTCAAAAGGAAGATTTGGAAGAGATGATGTATAATCTAATCTATCTATATCAACAGAACGTGTTGGATTTAATCCATCATCCCAGTATATTATTCTTTCACAATCATATCTTTTACGATATATTGCGGTTATAGGATTTGTACGTTTAAAGTTTAAACATGATGAGTTAACTAACTTTTGATAAGCTAATTCACTACCACAAAGATTCTCATCAAATATTCCTATTTCTGAATTAATATCATCAGTAGTAAACACTACCCATTTACTTTCAGAAACATATACACTACCAATAAGAGTGTATGGTAGTTGGACACATTTAAAATTAGAAGGTTCATTACCTATTACACCAATCTGACCATCGTGTGAATTATTCACCGCGTTACGCGCGTGCGTATATATACCTTCTCCTAAAAAAGTTTCATTATGATCTTTAACCATTCCTTTAGAGAATGTGTTAACGCCACCCGGAGCCATAGGTTGTTGTTGATCTGGCATATTTTATTATTTTTTAGGTAACACCAATGTTTGTACTTCTCCTGATTTAAACATATCGTAATATTTACTATACTGAGCTTTACGATTCATCTGCCATAATTGATACATCTCAGAGAAGTTAGGAGTGTTTACTATAGATAACGCATAGTTACGCGCTTGTTTTAGTTTGGTTTCTATAAGTTGTAATCTCTGTACAACATCTTCTCCTTCTATATATAAATTTTCTAGTATACGTTGTTTTAATGCATATTCATAATACTCATTAATCATAGGATGATCTAATACAAGAAGATTTCCATTGTCATCTTCCAGGGCCCCCTGATAGGATATAAACAGTTTTCCTTGAGGGAAATTAGTATATATAAATCCATTCTTTATATAAGCTGTCTTTTGTTGTGGTTGGTGCTCATCATAACTACCAACTCTATCTAAAGCATCTAGTTTACCAGTATCAGCTGATATATACACTCTTTCAAATTCTTCGTATACTCGTGTTTCTGTTTTACGTTTTTCTACAACTTGTACAAATATCTTTTCACCAGTTTCACATTGTACACTATATGTAGATTCACAACCACATTCTTGTTGTTCATATCCACATTTATTACAAAGCTCACCGTTTAAATAAACATTCTTTTTATTTAAAACAACATTCTCAGTTTGTCTTCCTTGTAAAACAGGAGTTTCTACTCTGTAACTTCTACATAACATTGCGTAGTTTAAAGTGTAAAAGTCATCTGGTAGTTTTGTTTTACTATATTCTATTTCTATAAGCTTTTCTTTAGTACCATGAATTTTTAAACCAAGATCATATGAAACACGTTGAGCAACTTTAATAAGTTGCCCAGGTTCAATCATACCCTCATTGTTATAAGCTCTAAAATCTGAAGCTACTTCATTAAGTAGCTCATCAAAAGTTTTGTATCTTAATTCGGTATTCATTATCGAGAAGGATTTTGTTTATCTATTGTAGAATCAGTTGGTACACTATAAAGACCTAATAAGTCTTTTACAACATTAGCTTCAAGTTCACTATAAAGATAATCTGGTACATTAAAAGGTTGAGCTGTTTTATCTATACAACCATCAGGCTCACAGGTAAAAGCACTTATATCTTCTTCAAATATTCCTTCTATTCTTACAGCGTCCCATTCTAAGTTAGGAAAATATAAATAGTCATTTAAGAACCAAAAATATTTAGTTTTATTAAATCTAAAGTTTTTACTATTAGCCATTGCTAAATAAGAACTTGGAAGAGTTGGTTGTAACTCTTCTGACCCATCTACAGAAGCAACCGTTCTAATAAGAGGTCCGTAGTATCCTTCTAGAAATGTAGGAAGCCTATCTTTTGTTCTTTTTATTTTACAATCAGAACTTACACCAGAACATTGAGCTTCAATTTTATCTACCTCTATAAGATCTACAATAGGAAGAGTTTGAATAACAGATGTCATAGACATTATCTTATTCTTAGAATCTTCTCGTCTTAAAAGGAACTTAGCGTGTTTTAAAACAAAAGTGTATATAACACGGTCTGTAAGAAGACTGTCTGTTTTAACAGCTTTTACTTGAGAACGTATTCTCGATACTACATCACCTATTAGACTTTTTGGCATATCTTATGTTAAATTAAATTCATCGTAATCTTTTAATATATCTAATGTTTCTTTTTGTCTGAGTTCTTTTCCTATACTTCTTCTAAAAAGTTTACTCACTCTGATTAAATCATCCACTAACATATATTGTTTCCATTTTTCAGGATATGTTTTAGCAACGGTTCTTTTAAAATTTCTTACAGCTTCAAAACCCCATAGATCATTGTTTTTAAATCTATATTTAGTTTCAAAGTTTGTATAAAAAATCTTAGCTGTATAGTTGTCACTTTCCCAGTTTTGATACTGAACTATTTGTCCTAGCTCAATAGATTTAGTAAAGTTTACATTTATCTTTGTTCTTCTTGGACATGTTCCTATAAATATAAAACCCACTTGTTCTGGAAGCTCAATACCATCTCTACTTTCTATAACATTTTTCCAAATGTTTCCATTAAACGTTGATATGATTTTTTTAAACTCATCAAGAGTAATGTTAGCGTGTTTAGGATTTTGCTCCAAGAACATTTTGTAATGTTTAGCATTACATAAATTAACTTCTGTGGGTCTATATCTTGGCGCGTTTAAATCGGGACTGTTAAATACTTTCTTCAAAACTTATACTATAATTTACGAAAAACTTGTATCATTTTAAAATTAAACTTAGAATGTTTAACTATTAACTACAAATTCAGAAACTTTACCTTTTACTTTGTCATATAGTTCTATAATCATCTGACGTTTAGATCCAGTAAACTTGTTATGGTAGTGCCAGTAGTCTGTACTACAAAGGCTTGGTAAACTCTTTACAGTAAAGCCGTGTTGTTCATTCTCAGTGACATATTCTGTTACTTTTTTAGTATGCCAATGTCCAGTAAAACAAACACGATTAGTTGTAGTTCCCCATTCTTGATAAAACTCTGTAGCATATAATAACGCGGGGTTCTTACTCTTTACATCACCATGTTCGTATCCAAAGAAGTTTATACCATAAGTCTTTACTTTTCTTTCAGCATACTCTACATCAAATGTTATTGTAAGATCATTTTTAAAACACTTAGATAAAGCGTGAGCCATATGATATGAACTTAATCTATCATGATTACCAGGAAGATATATTATTTCTAGATTTTTTGTAAACCCACTCATAAACTGTATAGCCCAATACATTGTATCAAAAGCTGTATCGTAAGCTTTCTGAGCGCTTGAGTTATTTGACACTGGTGTACCACTTGTTGTGGTTCCCATAAATGTATCCATGTTTAATAAATCACCGCCTAATACAAAAGTTAGTTTATCTAAATTATGACAACTATAGCTTTTATACATAAGCTCTTTAAGAGCTTCTTTAAATGAATCAACAATAGATTCATTACCTTCTTTACCAAAGTGTAAATCTTGAGCAGATATAATTCCTTGAACAGGATTAGTGAAAGGGGAAGGGGTTTCTATTTTATCTATGGAAGCTGAGAAAGGATCAAAGTTTTTAAGCGTTTCTTCTAGAAGATCTTTGGCGTTTAGTTGGCGTTGTGTTACAAATCCTGTAATAAGCCATAATCCATTAGGTTGTTGTTTATTATAGTAGTTGGAAAGTTTCCATTTCTTAGAGTTTTTTATCTTTAGAAGTTCTTCTACTTCATCTGGATCTTTTGGTTCATTACTAGCTAATATTTTAATCTTTCCGGTTCCTTGTTCTAAGTTTTCTTCAAACTCTATTCTTTTACTTGTTAACACATTGGTGAGATCACCGAGGTGTTCTTCAATCTGAGTTTTTACAGAATCATCAGTTATTAAGCCAAGCATTCGTTTACCACACATCTCAATAAGATTATTATCTACTTCATCTTGTAATAGAGATTTTGTTTGTTCTATTTGTTCACGAATCTTTCTATATTCTTCTATAGAAATACCTAATTTAGCCGCACAAAAAAGATCTGTTTTTTTCCATTTTATGGACCCGTAAACTTGATTGATTAAATTCATATATTAATGTTTATATTACGGTGTGTAAAGTTAGAGGTTTTTATTGTATATATTAAAAAATAAGTCCCGATATAGATATATCAGGACGAATGTTCAGAGGAATAAACCAACAAACCGCTGACTTATAAGTTGTTAATTATTTTTAACTTTCAACAGCTAATAAATAATAATAAGTATCATTTACTTTTATTCGTATCTTTTTGCTTGGTGTAGCAGTACCAGTAGTAACAGGATTATTAGCACCACCTAAAGTAAATACACCATCAATTCTAGTTGGTCCTCTAAATACATTTACATCTCTTTCACCATTTTGGTATATACCATATCTAGTACCAATTTTAGAATAAGCAACATCATCACCATCTATATATATTCCATATGTGGTGTTAGCAATTCCTGTAGAACTGGTACCACTAAGACTATTTATTCCTTTTGGTATATTTTGTACATACAAACCATGCAAGTTATTTATAACTCCATTAAATACAGGTAAACCATTTGACTCAGTACTACCTATTACTCCTGTATTTATAAGAGATATATTACCTAGCTGGTAGTTATAATCAGGACCGGCAAGTCCTACATATGTCCAAACTAAGGGTCCGCTACCGTCTGTTACATCTCCCGAAGTATGTGTAGGAGCGGTAGTTGATGATGTACCATTTGTCTTACATTTATATATTCTTGAAGTTGAATCAACTACCATTACATAATCAGCATATCTTGAAGTAGTGTCATCAGCTAAATAAGGTGTATTAGCTGCCCAAGGTTTCGTTCCTCCTGAAGTTCCTTTTAAAAGAAGACCATTAGTTGTACCTCTTATACTACTAGAGTTTACATTATATATTGAAGAAGGTTTATCAATTCTTATTAAATTAGTACTACAAGTAACATTTGCTGAATTAAGAACTTGTGTAGTTGATGATGCAGAACTTAGATTTAGTATATTAAAACTACTTGAATATGTAATAGTATCAGCAAATGAAGAATTAGGTGAGCTATTACTTATAGTTAATTCAGCATAACTACTTAACATATTATTAGAATCACCACTTGTTACACTAAGTTCTTTTGATGAACGTAATGCATAAGGTTTACCACTACTTGCTTTTATATATAAATTAGAAAGATGAGTTGAACCATCAAAGTCAGTATTTCCTATAGATACAGTAGCTGAAGTTCTTATATTAAGATCATAAGTAGTACAAGTAAGTTCAGTATTTTGAGTTAATGTACCTCCTAGACGAACAGCATTACTACTAATATTTAAACCATTATTTGCATTAATTGATAAAACACTACTAGTTACAGATAAACCACCAGTAGATGAAATAGTTACACCACCTTTCTGATCAGTAGTAGCACTAGGTAAAGAATATGACGGATCATCAGCAGTCCATGATCCTGATTGTGTACTATTACTACCTGTTAACGTGTACCATTTATTAGTAGGATCAGTTACATATACTCTAGTAACATATCGTTTTACTTGATCTGTTGGAATAGTAAGTAACGCACCTGTTGAACCTACCGTTCTTAATCCACCTCTAACTATATTAGAATCAACTAATGCTGATAATGGATCACCATGTATTAATTCTGAAGGATATGATAATTGACTCATTTTTATTAAATTTGGCTTGTAAAGTTAAATTGTAAAGAAGCTGGCTCACCAAGACCAAAAGGATTAGCTCCAGTTCTATATATATTATATGATAATGTTAATCCTGCATCATTTACAAATGAAGCATTTTTAACAATTGGTAAAAAAGAAGGTAATATACCAGTAGCACCATCTTTAATTATAGATGTTAATGGTTGATTTGTTGGAATACAAAAGTAATAATATTCACCAGCTACAGTAGTTTCTCTAGTTACTAAAACTGATCTAGTAACTCCTCCTACTACACTACCAGTAACTGGAGCATTTAATGTAAAATCATTATTAAATAAAGCTGTTCTAAAATCATTTAAAGTAGTTAGTCCTGGATTAGTGCTTTTACCATAAAAATATCTATAAGAAAATTTCATATTTATACTAGCTGTTGTAGTTACAGGCGTTCCTGATCCACCAACTTGAATTTGATTACCTACTACTATTAAACCACTTGAAGGAGCTGATAATGTAATACTTTTTGTTATAGTTGTAGGAATATTTTCAGGACTAGTTAAAGCTGAACTAGAACTTCCTAAAGGATTACTATTTATACCATTACCAGGATCTGTAGTTCCCCATCCGTCTGAACCAGATAAACTTGTAGGACTAGATTGACTACCAGATTTAGTGTATTTATAAATACTATTACTTATGTTTATTTTAGCTCCTACATCTACAGTTACAGAGTTACCTGAAAAAGAAGCTGTTGTATATGCAGTAATACCATCATTTTTATAAAAACTACTATTTATAGTTATAACTGGTGTTGGTAATGTAGTACCTGTTAATTTTAAATCAGCAGTTAGTGTAGAAGGTGCGTTACCAACTCCAGGTGTTAATGTTAAATCTATTGTAGCTGTATCAGCTACGGCTATATTTGATCCACCTGTTGAAGCTATAGTAAGTATTTTACCATAAGTTGTATCAGTAGATGATGTTATAGTTACTCCTGTTCCAGCTACTAATTTATTATTTAAATAAGCCGGTGTTGTATCATCACTAGTAGTTTTTATTTTAGGTGATATATACAATCCATCAGATAATAATTGAAGTTGATTATCTCCATTAGTTGTTGAAGTAGATTTTTTAACATTAGCTATAAGAGGATTAGAAACTAATCCAACACCAGCCGATCTTGTAAACGTAAGAGTTCCGTTAGTAACAACTCCTAAAACAGGTTTTGATATCACTAATGTATTAACAGTTATTGACACTACTTTAGTATCACTATCAATATTAGTTCCAGTAACTAGTTGTCCGGGAGTTATATCAGTTCCATTATTTAATACTAAAGTGGTTGAGTTTGTTGTTGATGCTACTGTTTTAGTAAAAGTAGTTTCACCGTTAACCAACCCAGTTAAAAAAACTGTAGGTGTATTAGCTACTATAATATTATTTGAAGTAGAATTAGTATCTAGTTTGTGTAATATAGCATCCATTCTATCATCTGTAGCTATACCAAAACGAGATATTGGATCACCACTATAAATAACACACCCAGCATCAAGAGTTTCTTCACATTTTTCACCATTTGAACATACCGGTAATATAACCGGTTGACTACTTACACAATGATGCTCATTATATAAAGGTAGTGGTGTATCGTGACATCCAGGACAAGAAGACATAATTAATTATTTTTTTATTTTATAAAATATTTTTATTATTTGATGATGAGTTATGGTTCAAAACAGTATTTAAATTTAATAAGATTATATACAAGTTAAAGATTGACCTGTTTGAGTTGATAATTGATCAATTGGGTAAATAAAAGTTGCTAATCTAGTTCCAGTAGGAGTTCCGTACATGCTATAATAAACATAAGCATCTTTAAATACAGGTAATCCTTTAAATGATATGACTTGGTTTTTTCCATCAGCACCTATATTAAATCCAAAATAATGACCATCCATCATTACAGTAGATAAATAAGGATTAGAGTTAATCATCCTATTTATAAGTTGATCTGTAACAGTACTTGTTACTGTATTACCATTTTGCCAAATATTAGGTTCATTAAAGTCATAATCTACTCCATTAATATTAATGCCTTTTAATACAACATCTTTACCATAAGCTGAATCATTAGGGTCAGTAACAGAGAAGAAAAATCCATAACATTCTTTTATTAAATTTTCTATTTTTGTAACATCAATACAAGTAGATTGTAATGAACCGTTATTACTAGATCCTACTAATGTATAACCATCAGGAATAGTATATATTTTTCCAACAGGAAGAGATACATTCATAGAACAACTAGATTGAGCTGTGATTAACATCTTAGCTTCTAGTGTTCTTCCATAAGATACATCTCCTGTATTACTTATAGCATACGCGCGAACATAATAAGTGAATCCTTCAGATAATCCTTGAAGTGTAACATCAAACTTACCAACACCTTTTTTTGAATATATCTCTTTATTACTAAAACCTATAGTGGGAAGAATAGAAGTATAAGAATACACTATTCCTTTTTCTACAATAGGATCAGTAGATAGAATATTTAATCCACCAGTATTTAATGTACTGGTAGTTATATTAGTAATCTTTTTAGTATCTATAGCAATAAAACAACTCATAAGTTTTTATTTTAAATAACAACACCACCTCCAGGACTTAACGCTACAGGTCCTTCACCAGCACTGTTTATAGCAGATATTCTAGCATAATAATAAGTGTTAACGTCACCTAATGTACTATTTGTTACAGGTGATGCTCTATGAGAAGTACTAAAAGAACCTCCAACATTAATTGTTTTAGGATAGTTGATAACTAACGATTCTCCTCTATATATATATATTTTATATTTAATTATAGGAGAATTTCCTATTGATGTAGGAGGTTCCCAATCTATGTTAAGCTGACCATTACCAAGATAAAACCATCTTAAATTTCTAGGAGCGCCCGGAAGATTTGTAACAGATGGTGTATATGGTATTAGGTTTACATCTAAACAATTAGATTCAAGTACATTAGTAGGAGTATCACTATATATTATTTCTACACCTTTGGGTATATCATATGTAACATTAGGATTTAATGTTATAGATCTTTCTACACATGTATTCGGTAAAGCATCCTGAGCTAATGTTCTTATTTGATATTCATCTCCAATAACATTAGTTGTACCATTAGAACAATAAGCTCTTACATAATATACTGTATTATTGGTTAATTCTGAAAGTATTATTTGTTCATATGGATTTGATGTTCCAGTATTAATTGATTTATATGTAGCAGAACTATCATTTGATATTGTACTATATAATAATCCTTTAGTTGTAGGAACTATATCATATATAGAATATCCACCAGATGTAAATCCAGTAGATGTTATATTGTAAGGTTTTACTGTTCTTATAGATGGAGATCCCGCCATTTTTTTATTATTTAGCCATTATTAAACAATCAGGTGTAGAACCTTTTAAAGTTGATGTAATATTACCACCATAGTCTATTCCAATAAGATCATATCCATCAGGAAGTATAACAATCTCACCAGGTGTTATACGTATGTCTTTACTAACACAATGTGAATATGATGAATCAAGATCTGTAGATAATGTAAAAAAAGAATATTCTGTTCCATAATTATAACCAACAACATATTCAGGCATATATGTAAGAGACGCTACATTCATGTAAGCTCTTACATAATATTTGGTATTAGGTAAAAGACCATTTATTTGTAATGTATAATCTTTTTTATTTGTTCCAGATAATTGTATATTATTAGAAGTTGTTCCACCATATGTAGGGTTGGGAAATATACTCCAACAAATACCTTTTGCAGATAATACTAAAGTATGATCACCACCTTCATCATTATAATTTATTGGAATACCTTTACCACCACACATTACGCTGGTTTGTGTTGATTGATATGGAGGAATAGTTGTAAAACTCATTATGAACAGGTTTTTATAGTTAATGTAACTGTTGCAGCTCCTGTATTAGTAATAGAACAACAAGACTCATTTACATAGTTTATTTCTTTACTAAAACAATCATTACATGTAACAGTACTACTACCTATATTATTTTTAAATGATATTAATAACTTACCATTAGCTAATCCATCAATAGGAATTTTTAAAGCAGTAGCTTTAGTTTGTTTATATTCAGGAGTATCAACTTCAGTTACAATAAATGGTAAAGTGGTACTACCATTGGTTGTAACATGTACAGATAAACCATTTACATCGGTAACACTAATATTAGTTCCAGTATCTTTAAATCCTTTTGGTACTATAGAATTAGTAAAATCAAGACTAAGTGTTTTAGCTACAAGATCAAACGTTTGTTGGAAATCAATAATAATACTATCACAATTAACTTTACAACAGTTATCTTGAATTATTTTTACAGCTGAACGTACATCACCTAAAGCTACCCATATGTTATTCAACATATTACCAATACCTTTAACTTTATCATCAGCAATTAATCCTAAATTTATTAAAGTACCACCAGTAGATAAACTTAAGTTATCACTTGTAAATGTAGTAGCTAAAGTTTTTGCTTGAGCTAAATCAGGTAAAGCTTTTTCTATATCATATTTAGGTGAGTCATTATTAAACATACCAATAACAGAAATCATCTGATACTCCAACTCTTGTACAGCTTTTTGTACACTAGTTGTACTTGGTGGTGGATAAAAATCACTAGCTGATTTACCATTTTTAGTAACTACAATATTTTGTGTTTCTATTACGGTTACTCTATTAGATACGTCTTTAATTTGATTTGGTAATGTAACCTTTGTTTCTTGTGTAAGATTATCAACACTATTATACAAATCTCTAATAATCTCACTAGAACATTGACCATCTTTTGTACTTAATGTATTTACAATTTTGTCATTAATAAAACCTATAGCATCACTATAAGTATAAGTACCTCCTGTACCACCTACACATTTAGGTACACTAACACTACCGTCATTTATATTAGAACCAGAACTAGATTCTTTTAAACATATAATACTTTTAGTTATGTAAGATAAAGCTTTTGCTACATCAACTACGTCCGGGGCAGGAATTTGAGGGGAACAAAAAGACTTAAGACCCGTCAAATCAAGATCAGAAAGATCTGTTTCAGTTTTTAGTTTACATATCTCTGTCGCAAGTTGAAAAACTACGTCAGATACATTATCTCCCGCGCAAAGATTTATACACGAAAGATCTGGACCCTGCCACGTGACACAGTTGGAAGTTGTAGGAGAACAACCTATATCAGAAGTATTGGATTTAGTAGGTTTTGTAATTGGCATTATAGTAATTTTATATAATTATTGTACAATACAATATACTAAAAAATATTTATAAAACAAAAAAAACCACTCCAAAAATGAAGTGGTTTTAAACATAAAATAGTTAATTATAATTCTACAAACTTTGATAGTATAGGATAAACGGCCTCTGAGTTAAGTTTCTCAAAATAAGAAACAGGTATTTTTTTAAATGTGATCTCTACTTTTTGATTTAATAATTCTAAAAACTCTTTAAATTCATCTGTAAAATTATTATCAGATGGTGGAAGAGTTTCATATTTTAGTTGTTTAAGAGTGTATCCACCATCTTCTGTTGATGTACCTTTTTCTTTAATAAACTCTTCTTTAAGTTTTTCAAAAGGTTTAAGAGCATCTGTAGCTTTTTGAAATAATACAGCTAAGTTAAACTTTAATGGTTGACCACCTTCTTTACTAATCTGAGGAATGGCGCCATTGATTTCTTGTAATAGTGTTGTTAGTTCACTATTGGTTAATTCTATATTCATATATTTTATTTTTTTACAAAGTTAAATCATTTATATTAAATGTTGCTAATAAAACTTTACAAGCTTCTTGATTATTTATATTACCAATATAATCAATATTTAAAGAATCAAATGTTGATTTTAGAACTTTTATATTTCCTTTTCTTATTGTTCTATTACCAGATTGATGATTTTGTAATAACTCAAATTCTAGTGTAACATATTCCACTCCATTGTCATCTGTAGTGATTCCATCTAATAAGGTGAATGTACCCATCTGTGGTTTGAATAGTTCATCTTCTATGAACTCTATAGGTTTTGAAAACTGTATCATATTTTTATATTTTAATATCCTGTGACAACATAAGCCCAACTATAAGTTGTAGCTGCTGTTAAAGCTGTTGTACCAGTTGTAATTGTAAATGTTGTTGTTGTTCCTGTTGTAAATACCATGGATACTCCAGATAATAAAGCTGTAGCAGAATTAGTAGGGTAGAGTATTATTTGACTACCTGTAGCAAATGCTCCTGTGTAAGTTACAGTAACTAGTGTAGCAGATGAAGAGGGTAGAGTACCTGTAGTAACAGTAATTACTCCACCATTATTAGTTCCTACTATAGAGGCAGTAGGAGAAGTACCAGCACCAGTTCCAGCAGCTATTGTAGGTGTACTACCACCATAAGATACTTGACCATTTAGTTTAGTTCTACCTGTTACTTGTAATATATTGACTGTATCATCTGTAAATGTACCTCCATTTTGGATACCAACTTTACCCCCAGAGTAAATACTTAATATATTAGTACCGTTATTTGATAAATATGTTTTGCCACCTGTTGCACCACTTAATGAGCCAATAGTAAAATCGTTACTAGTATTATTAAACTGTATTCTCCCATAGGCAGTTCCTCTATAACTAAAGTTTAGTAAACTATTATAAATTGCATTAGTTTGATCTATAGCTAATATTACATCAGCAGTGCTTTGACCTACCTCTCTCGAAGCTACTGTTAAAGTTATTGTTGAGCCAGGTGTTGTTTGACCACCTATTAATACCCCTCCACCATTCGGTTGTAAGATTAATGGGACAGTGGTACTAGCATTATTATATCTCGCTTGAAGCCACGGTGGATTATTTGTAGATGTGCCAAATCCAAAATCTAAAGCGTTTGCATATTGATTATCTGTCAATCTTAATATACCATTAGTAAAAGTTGATCCACTTGTAGATGGAAAACCACTAGAAGTAGAACCACCATTAATTGTAACTTTTGCACCTGTATTATTAGTAGAAGAACCAAATAAAGTAGTTCCTACAAAATAACTAGCACCATTTACATTTAGCAGATAACTAGACTGACTTGTAGAACTACCTATATTTAAAGCACCATATCTAGCATCATACCACATTGTAGAACTAGTACCTCCTGTTCCTGGAGTTCCCCAAGATACATTACCATTACCATATACATTAAATCTAGCACCACCTGTAAGAGTGTAAGTTTGATTAGATAGTGTAGCTAATGTATTAGTAGTCATACTAGTATCAGAAGCTATTGCTGATATTGTATAAGCTATAGATGCTATTGTTATAGTATCACCTATTTTAAATGTATTAGTAAATTGTGTATTTGTTCCTGTTACTGTTGTGCCACTAGTTGATACTGTACCTACTCCTGTAGTACGTTGAAATATTTGAAATAAACTAGAAGTTGTATTACCTCCTATAGATATATTTCCTCCACTATCAATATTAAACAATTGAATATTTGAGTTATTTAATACTCGGAAAGAGTTAGAACTATACACTGAGTTTTTTCCATACACAAATAACGTACTACCAGAAGAATTAGAACTACTACCTGCATATACATCTCCACCAAATGAGTTTAAATATAGAGAATTTAAACCTGTGTAGTTATCTGTTGTAACCTGTAACCCCATACCATTAGTCTGGTGAAAACACAATTCTTGCGTACCTGCTTTAAATATTGAAATACATCTAACAGGGAAGTCAGCAGTAGTACTTGGTCCACCTACACCACCTTGTCTATTTACAAATAAAACATTACTACCAGCACCACTTGTTATAGTCGATGATATTGAAACTAAACTATTAGTAGAAGTTGTTGCAGTAGTTAGAGCAGTGACATTTAAACCATTAAGTCCCTGGTTAGTAGTTACAGTTAAAGTTTTGTTTGTATTATTCCATGTTAATCCAGTATCTCCTATTATAGAAGAAGAACTGTTAGCAAAAGTTACTTGTCCAGATGTTAATCCAGATAATACTCCACTTATAGCAGCCCAAGTATTATCTCCTCTTAAATAAGTAGTAGAATTAGGTGTTCCTGTAGCTGTAAGATTAGAAATACCTACAGAAGTAAG